CACATGCACCTGTGTCTAGGGCGCTCCTTCCCTTTAATCCTGCTCTCGGCGAGACATGCCAAACTTAGTGGTTTAGCTTTCTCTCTAATCTAAAACCTAACGAAGCGATAAAACCTATAAGAGCTACATCAGGGCTTTGTATCCAATCCATCATCCATGCGAATAATGATAACATTGCACCATCATATATAGCTAGTCTAAAGTCATTTAAAAACGATATAATCACCTTTTTCATTAGTTTGTCTCCTTATGTTGTTGCCATTCAGCAGACCTATCATGTATTGTAACTCCATTCAAATGGTCTACTTCATGTTGTATTATTTGTGCATCAGTTCCACTAAATGTTTCAATAAGATATTTGTCATTAAAGTAACAATAGTAATTAAGTGTAATAACTTTATGTCTTTCTACCATGTATATCTTCTTGCCCTTTTTAATAGATAAACAACCTTCAGCTACTACTATTGGGTCTAAGTGATACTTAGTAATTGTTGGGTTAATAAACACTTTACCATCACCATTTATCTTAGCAATAAAAGCACTATAATGACTGTTTAACTGATTCAATGCAATACCTGCAGCGATGCCTTTACGACCTCTAAACTCATTCATTAGCATGTTAACTAATCTCTTGATTTGAGGCTTATTATCTGATTGTATAGTAGCTGTAGGTCGCTGTAAAATAGCTTCCTTTTTACTACCAGTTTGAACGATTGAGCGCATAATAATATCTCCTTTCCCGCTTAATGCGGTACGCTGTGTAGTACTAATAAAAAACATTATGTGTGGTATACTATGTATACACACACATAACGTCTCATATGGATGGGGAGCTTAGTCTTTGAGGCCGAAGGACTCAATGGCGTGAGCTAGTGCAGCGTCCACATCATCGTGTCCACGCTTTGCTGGGCCGATGAATATGTGAGGGGGATACTTCTTACCTTGGTAATAAGTGACCTCATCTGTGCACAGTAGGGTCCAACCTAGTTTCTCGGCTAAGGTCAACGCTTCATCGACCTTATCCTGAGCAAACGTAGTTGGTTCCCAAATGAGGTAACCGACGCCCTTGTTTTTCAAAGGGCTCGTTTTGCCGAATGTCTGGAACAGATATGTTAATAATTTAAGAAGTAATTCTTTCATTGTATGTCCTTTCGCAATGTAATAATTGCTTGTTTAGTTATTGAAAGCGCAGCGTCCGTGGGACACAGCGAACGTAACTGAGGTTGAGTGCTTTTCAACGAGGCCGAGGGGCCCGGCGGCGCTTTTTCGACGGGTACGGTCGCGCGTATATCGCGTGCACGCATTCTAGGTAAATTTTTTGAAAGCCGTTCTCATTTCTCATCCCTATAGTAATAAAATGGGGGGAATCAGTGATTTCCCCCTTTTTCCCTATTTTTTTTGTAAAAATTTTCGTAATATTTGTTATGATTTTGACTTTTTATGTAATTGCTACGTTTCTAAGTTTTTCCGATGAGATGTGGAATATTAGTAATCCTAGGCCTAACCCCTCAAAACCCTATTTTTACCTAAAATGGGAAGAAAAGGACTTTTATAGCTATAAAATCAAGGGAGAGTGGGTTTTAAGGCAGTATAGGAAAACTGATTCTCCTCTAAAAAAGCGTATTAGAAGTAAGTATTGGAAAAAAAGGCTTGGAAAATAGTACAATATTCTTATTTTTAATTAGGTACTAAGTAAGGGGCTAATTTAGTTAAAGATATAACAAATAAAACTACGGTTAGTACCTATTTGAAGTTTTTCTTGCTTTATATAGCTAGTGTTTTGTAAGTTAAGACCATGTTTTTAGGGGAAAACTAAGATAATGGCGTATAATGATACATTTACGAATAGACCTGTAACTGAAGCGGACTTCAACAGGGCATTATCGTATAAAAATAAGAAGCCCTATAGCTGGGCCCCCGACAACACTATCCACAGAGATGCATGGGATGCGGTAGAAATGGGTGTAACAGAGTGGCACCCTGCTGCGATACCAAATGCACAATCAAAAGGTCCAGTCACTAAGAAAAAGAAGTGGTATGAGACCGACAAAGAACCTTTCAACCTAGCTGATGCAGATATACCTGTTAGTGATATATTGGCAAATGTGGCTAAAAAGCTTGAAACTGGCTATAAAGATGTTAAAAAGAAGCGTTTGAAGAATAAACAAGAGCGTTTAGAGAATAGACAGGAAAGAATCAGTAAAAAGCTTAAGGAAACAAAGAAAGATAGGAAGAAGGTTAATGAAACTAAAATCAAGGATAGAAGTGCAAGAATTGAAGAAATACTAGATAAGGTTAAGAATTTTAACCTAAACCCTGGTCCTAGAGAGGAAGGAGAAACAGTGAGTGGAATAAATCCAGAATTACTAAGAGCGATAGAAAAATTTGGTCAAGGAGTGAAAGACACCTATAAAGCGGCTAAAGATAACATTAAATCCGGTATAAATGAGGCTGAGGACGAAAACCGATTAGGTGATTTAATAGACGGAGCTATGGCTCCAGGAGTTAAAGCGCCTGATGCCAGCATGCCTTTACCGAAAAGTAGCTCTATGTACGCTAAGTACGCTCAAAATCTCTCGGAGGGTGAACAAACTCTGCCCCCAGTACAGCAGCCATCAATGTCTGATATGCTAGGAGATATGGCTAGAAGAATGCCAGCGCAAGAAGCTTTAATGAGATATACACGAGGAGGATTTGGGATGGATAAAAGCCCAGAGAATCCATCATATAGGGGGATGGTATAATGCCAAAATTTGGAAAACGCTCTAGAACAGCTCTATCTACCTGCGATGAAAGCCTTCAAAGGTTATTTAACGAGGTAATCAAACACATAGATTGTTCGGTCTTGGAGGGCCATAGAGATGAAGATAAGCAAAATGAATATCATAAAGAAGGAAAATCGAAACTTAAGTTCCCTGATGGGCGTCACAACGCTAGTCCTAGCTGTGCTGTTGACGTTACACCATACCCAGTTGATTGGGATGATAGGGAGCGCCAAACACTATTCGCTGGCTTTGTTATGGGCGTGGCTCGGTGCATGGGTATCGGAGTAAGATGGGGTGGTGATTGGGATGGAGATTTCCTAGTACAGGATAATAAGTTCGATGATTTCCCTCATTTTGAGTTGACTAAGAAGGACTTGTATAGAATTTCTTATAAAAAGCAAGTTAAGGCGAGAGCAGAAGAACTTAAAACTAAAATGGCGGCAGAGGCTAAAAAGGCCTCTGCTAAGCCAGTAGCTAAAAAGAAGGTCAAAGATGGCAAAAAAGAATAATTACGAAGACGATAGAAGCTGGTTTGATTGGCTTTTCTCCTCGGTAGATTCAGGTAGATATATTCAGTCACAAAAAGATTTAAAAAAGATTACCTCAAATGCAGACCCAAATCATGAGTTTGCAGCTCTTTTTGATGAACATGGACAAGACATTTTTGGAGATTATCGTAATACATATTATAGGCATCTAAACCCAGCAGATAGTACTGTTTCTTATGTTCAGGGACATACGCCAGTTATACATAGTGAAGGCTACGAAGATAGTTATGGATATGGATATCCTAGTTATGATGATAATGCCATGAATTATGCTAGAAAGAATATAGCAAAGGGAGATACTCTCTCATCTAAAGATATGGCTTTAAAACTGGCAAAACACAGATGGGGGAAGAAATAGTGCATGTATACAATCCCTATCAAGCATAATGGCGACCAGGAAGCCACCACATATAAAGTTTACAAAAAAGAAGAAGCAGATGCTAAAAGCGTTGAGTACAAGTATTGGAAAGATGCTGAAGTCGGTGAGTATGGTATAACCGATGACGAGTATGTTGCAAAAGTTATTAATAAAAAAGAGTACGCATCTAACCATAAAACACCTAATATCTATATTCGTTATCCTTGGGGCTATACCTTTTATAATCCTAAGTATGCTAATAAAAAGCTTAATGCGAGTCATAGAGAGTCTAATCAAACTTTTACAGGGAAACCCCACTTAGAAGTAATGGCAGGGCAGGATTTAATGAAAAATCTTGCAACTTACTACGCTTTATCCCCAAATTACGACATGGCTATAGACTGGGCAACGGAAGGTAACGTTAGTCCCAAAAAGCGTAAGAAGTTTAAAAGAATCATGAGAACGGAGGTATTTAAAGATATGGTAAAGGATGAATTACAAAAGCTCCTACAAGAGCATGGTATGACTGAAAACTTTACTTTAGACCTATTAGATGAGACTATTCAACTGGCAAAGGACAAAAAGGATGTATCTAACCTGCTTAAAGCAGTAGATAACCTACAAGAGATGCACGGCATGAAGGATAAGCATCTTGTCAAAACAGTCGATAGGTTAGAGGCCACTTCTAGCACAAGGCTCTTAGATGAGATAATAGAAGAAGAAAAGTCTATTAAAATCCAACAAACTACGGAAAAAGCAGATGAGTGAGTTTGAAGATAAAATATTAGATAATATGAAGTATAAGCAAATACTTAAGGATAATGTGATATCTAATCCCTGGTTGTTTAATTATGAACACGAACCTATTAAATTTGAAGGTTCTGGGGATAAGACGGGAACTGTGTATACTCATACTTATGGTGTTGATGATGGCGTAATGGTTGTGCCATCTATTATGTATAATGAAGAATCTGGTAAATTAGAACATCATAAGGATGCATGGGGAGAGAGTACGAAAAGAGGTTATGGAATACACTTTCCAACGGAAGAGGAAGGTAATAAGTTCGCAGAGTGGCTTCACAATTATCACGAGATATCTGGTAAGAATAAAGAAAACTATGAATTATGAAGAACAATACGCACAGAAACAGGTATTAAGTAGACTATATAAGAATATGGCCCTTTTTGGGCGCACCTGCTTTCCAACTGCTCTCCACAAAGAAATCCCACCCTTTCACAAGGATGTATATGAAAATCTAGCTGATGATAAGAAAAAGCGTGTTGCTATAGCAGCTCCAAGGGGAACAGCTAAAAGTACTACAACTACCCTCGTATATCCATTATGGAGGGCTGCTTTTAAGAAAAGCAATGAAGACCTCTTTATTGTTATTATCTCAGAATCACAAGCCCAGTCTATTAACTTCCTATCGCGTATTAAGTATCACTTAGATAATTCCACTATGTTTCATGAACTATTTGGGAATATGGGTAGTGCTACTGCTAGTAGATGGACTCATACAGATATTATCCTAGCTAACAATACTCGTATAGTAGCTGTTGGTACAGGACAGAGAGTTAGGGGTTTCCTCCAGGGAGATACACGTCCTAACCTTATTATTGTAGATGACTTTGAATCAGAGCTGAATGCCAATACACCAGAAGCTAGAGCTAAAAATAAGAAGTGGATGACTGAAGCGGTTATACCTTCTCTATCTGATGATGGCAAGATAGCTATGATTGGTACGGTTATATCAGAAGATTGCTTTCTTTATTGGATAAAAGAGTCGGCATCCTGGAATGTGTTGTGGTTTTCTATATGGGATGACGATGAAAAGAGTTTATGGCCTGAAAGGTTTCCAAAAGAAAGAATACTGCAAATTAAGGATGAATTTGCTAGTATAGGAAATATAAATGGATTCTATCAAGAATACATGAATATTGCCCAATCTCCAGATTCTGCTCCGTTTAAGCCAGAATGGGTGAAAATGCATCATTATGACTATAAGAGGATAAATGGACAGCAATGTTTAGTCCAAGACCTTGGAGATAAGAATAAAATAATACCTGTAGAACTTTATTGTGGGGTTGACCCAGCGAGTAGTTTATCTATCAGGGCAGACTTTTTTGTTATTTCTGTAATTGCAGTGGATAATGATAATAACAAATATATAGTAGATACTTTTAGAGAAAGAATCTCTCCTGCTGAACAGCCGCGTAAGATTATAGATATATATAAAAAATATAGGCCTAGAAGGGTAAAAATAGAGACTACTGGATATCAAGAGGCATTAAGGACTGGCACTAGAGAGATAATGAGAGAAGAAGAATTATACATCCCAGGACTAGAAGCTGGTGTTAAACCAAGAAATAAGAAGTCAGAAAGGCTATTATCTCTAGTTCCTATGTTTGCTCGAGGGAATTTCTATTTTAGGCCTGAGGATATTGCTGCTCAACAAGAGTTTCTATCTTACCCTAAAGGACAGCATGATGATGTTATGGATGCTATATGGACAGCTCTAGATGGTGCTAAACCATGTAGGATTAAAGTTGATGAATTTGACCCAAGTAAAGAAAATATTACAACTATGAAAAAAGTTCTTGATTGGATGACTATGTAATGCTTAAATTATACGCATGGCGCACGAAGAAAAACAAATGACAGACGACCAGTTTGTCACTGAAACGAAAGAATTATTTAGAACCTATTCTCAAGCCCGACAAAGATGGGCTACTCATGCAAAAGAAGACAAAGAGTTTCGTCTTGGAAAGCAATGGAGTAAAGAACAACAACAAGTTCTAGAGAATAGAGGACAAGCGCCTGTAGTTGTTAATCGTATCCACCCAGCAGTAGAAGCAGCAAAAGCAATGCTGACAGCTAACCGACCCTCATTTAGATGTGCCCCCAGAGAAGATTCAGATAACAAAATGGCAAGTGTAATGAGTGCGCTTTTAACCTATATGTACGATATTAGTGACGGTAGAACCGTTGTGCGCCAAGTAGTCGATGACTACTATGTATGCGGGGTTGGCTATATGCAAATCTATCAAGACCCTATGATGGATATGGGAAAGGGTGAAGTCTGTATACACGATTTAGACCCTCTCGACGTATATGTTGACCCCAATTGCAGGAGTAAGTATTTTGATGATGCAGAAAATATTATAGTTTCTAGATTATTTACAAAGGAACAGGCTAAAAGATTATACCCTATGTATGCAAAAGCTATTGAGAATGCATCGGGTGGTGGTATAAACGTAGACTTTGATAGACCAGATACTGGTAAGTATAATGATGATTCAGTACACTTCCCTGAAGATGTTGGAACTGTTCAAAATCAAGAATACATCAGAGGGTATGAAAGGTATTATCCAGTTGTTGTAGATAAGATTAGAACATTTGAGAAGTTCTCTGGAAAAGAGGAGCTCTTAGAGGAAGAATCATTCGAACAGTATGTACAAAGACCTGCTTGGATTATCGAAGGGCAAATATTTTCTGACCAAGATAAGGCTATGGAGTTATACGCTCAACTACAAGAGCAAATACAGATGCAGCAACAACAAATAGCTGAACAGATGGCAGCAGAGGGTTTCGACCCTGCTGATGCTCCACAAGCTGCTCAGGAAATAAAAATAGAAGAGACTACTTTTGCCCTACTAATCGAAGCAGGACAAATTGAAATAGTGCGAACAAGCGTAAGAAGAATCAAACAATGCGTTGTCATGGGAGATGTAAAGTTATATGAGAGAATACTCCCAATTGAAAAGTACCCTGTAGTTCCATTTGTTAACACACACACTCGTACGCCATACCCAGTAAGTGATGTTAGAATGGTAAAAGGAGTTCAAGAGTATATAAATAAGACTCGTTCGCTAATAATAGCTCATGCTACTACTAGTACGAATACAAAGATACTAGTACCCGAAGGCAGTGTTGATATGAGAGAGTTTGAACAAAAGTGGGCACAACCAGGGGTTGCTATACCTTATGACCCTACTGATGGTGCACCTATGCCAGTTCAACCTTCTCCATTACCAAATGAATTGTATAACAATGAGACTACTGCTAAGAATGATATAGACCATCAACTAGGTTTATATGAAATGATGATGGGGAATAGTTCAGTCGCCCCACAAACTTATAAAGCTACTATATCTATAGACGAATTTGGCCAGAGGAAAATGAAGTCCAAATTAGCAGATATCGAAGGTAGCCTTGTTAGAGTTGGCGAAATAGCTATACCTCTAATGCAACAACTATATAAGACAGAAAAGACCTTTAGAATAGTTCAACCAAATAATTCTTTAGATGAGTATGTCATAAATAAGAGATTAGTTGATGACAAAACACCTGAAATAAAGATTTTTAATGATATCACTGTTGGTAAATATGACGTTATTGTAGTTACAGGCTCGACACTTCCAAGTAATAGATACGCGGAACTTGAGTTTTATATGGAAGCTTACAAGAATGGTCTTATCGACAGGGTTGAAGTGCTTAAAAAGACAGAGATTTTCGACAAAGAAGGAGTCATGCAAAGATTTGATTATATCACTCAGCTTGAGCAACAACTTGAAGAAGCTGCAGAGCAAATCAAAGACCTTGAAGGTGACTTGCAAACTAGAGATAGAGAAAATGTTAACCTTAAGCAAAAAGTTGAAGTTGAAAAGTTCAAGTCAGGCCTTGACAAAGTTAGCAATAAAGCTAGCGCAGCAGGTACCCTGTACGAAAAACGACTTGATGACAGTCTAGCTAGTGTTAGAAAAGATATATCTGATGCTAAAAAACCAGATTCACCCCGAAGCTAGTAACGGGCAATCTAAAGGAGATAACTCAAATGGCAGAAAATACACAAGATACTCTACAAGATACATTAAATGAAGTGATTGAACCATCTACTACAGCAGAAGATGCATTCGCATTTCCAATGACACCTGAAGACTCTAGTGAAGAAGTAAGCAATGACCCAGTAACATCGGCTTTTACAGAGCCAGAAGGAGCAGAGCCCTCTACTCAAGAGGCACCTCAAGAAGAAATTAAAACTGAGGACAATGAAGAGCGCCGATATCAGTATTGGCAATCTGAGGCTGATAAAGCTAAGAATCAGTTAGCTCAAAGAGAAAATGAAATGCGAGAGATGCAGCAAAGATTATATGCTGGCAATCAACCAAATCAACCTCAAGAGCAAAAACAAGAATTTCCAGACGCTCCAGGAAGGCCTGAAAAACCACGGGGATTCAGTAGGGAGGAAGCATTTACTGACCCAAATAGTGAGAGCGGACAATATTTGGACGCAATGGAAGATTGGCGAGACAAGATAGATGAATATAGAGATTTAAGAAATCAGTATGATACTGCTGTGCTCCAAGAGCGGTTTGAAGCTCAAGACGAGCAGAGAAAGCAACAGGAGATACAGAGACAACAGTATGCATCTGAAATGGCTAAAAAACAAGAAGTATATGAACATGTTCAAGGTCATTACGGATTAACTGATACAGATGCTCGAGAATTTATTGAAACTATGTCACAGCCAGAATCCCTTACTATGGATAATCTTGTAGCACTTTATAGGATACAAAAGGGTAATGGACAAACAGTAGCGCAGAATGCACCTGCACAGCCAAGTGATGCTTTTAAGCAAACACAAAATGCTCAACAAGTGCCTTCTCCTATGGGCGTTATCCCTTCAAGCAATACTAGCGTAGACGGTAAAAGTGCTGAAGATAAAATAATGGATAATATAATAGGTGACTTTAAGTCACGCAACCCGTTCTAAAGGAGATAAAAAATGGCTGATAGTACATTTTTCAGTGGACAAGCGGGGGGTCAGGTACAAAGCGGTGTCAGTATTGACAACAACCGCCGAATATTTAATTTTGGTGAAAGAGTAGCTGAGTTAGCTCCCCAACAAAGTCCATTTTTCGTATATCTTAGCAAGGTAGCTAAGAAGACCACGGATGACCCTGTTTTCAAGTTTCTTGAGCAGAGACATCAATGGCAAAGGCGTAACTTCGAGACAGTAACTTGGACCTGGGATAAAGCCTCAGGCGAAGGTGCTGAAACGACTAACGACTTAACAATTAAATGTAAGTATGACAAGTATGGAAAGATATCAACAGGCAATGAATGCGTGTTTGTTCTTCCAGGTCAAATACTTGCAGTAAAACACCAAGACGGCTCCGTATATAGAGTTAAGATAGGAAACAGTGCAACAGTAGTACATGGTGCTACTAATGCTGCTGGTATCGCACACAATGATACAGTAACTATTATTGATGGTGCACACCTAACAGCTCTTGATGACGCTTCTGTCGTTTCAGCAGCTGCGTGGGATGCAGCTGGTGCTGGTCAAGTAATTGGCTCAGCATTTGCTGAGGGTACTGGTTCTGGTGTTGGTTGGGAAGACAAACTATATGATAGAGAAGGATATTGTCAAATATTCAAGACAGCAATGTCTCTATTCTCTAACACATCTTTGGCTACCCGATATAGAGGTATCTCAAACGAATATCAAAGAGTATGGCAAGAAAAGCTAATGGAGCATAAGATGGATATCGAAACAGCAATGTTATTCGGTGTTGGTTCTGCTCACTCAGCTGATGGTGCAACTGATGTTTCAGGAGACCAGACAGGCCAACCTATGAGATATTCATGGGGAATCTTACCTTACACTGAAAAGTTTGGTAAAGTATATAACATGAGCTATGCTTCATCTGGATATGACTCATTCTTAGATGCAATGGAAGATTTCTTTGCTATCGAAGGTGCTAATTCTGGAAACAAGCTTGTTCTAGCTTCAAGAAAAGTTATTACTTATCTTAATAAGATAGGTGCTGGCTCTTTCTTAAACAACTCTGTTGGTTCAGAGCAGTATAGACTAGACGTGCAGAATATTCAAGGTTCATTTGGCCATCAGGTAACTATGGTTAATACAATCTTTGGTAATCTACACTTCGTTCCAGAGCCTCTTTTAAGGGGTCCTTGGGAAGATTACTGCATAGCTATTGATATGGCTAATGTATCTTACAGACCACTAGCGGGTAATGGTGTTAGTCGAGACACCTTCATTGAGACAAATATCCAGGGCAACGACATTGATGGTAGGAAAGACCAAATCATCACAGAGTCTGGCCTAGAGATTAGTCTTCCTGAAACTCACGCAATCATCAAATTCAGTTAAGGGGGATTATTATGGCTTTTACAAAGAAATCATATAACTCTGGAGCTAAGGAGTATATCCTTTATACTGGAGAAGAGATTAGTCATACTGTTGCTGGAAATGCTATAGCTGCTGGAAATGTATATTCTACATTACCAATAGATGTAAGCGGAAAAAAGCTTCAGTTTATGATTAAATGCACAGTTGCAGGGGCAGATGACCTTGATTTAGGAGTTTCATTAGAAGGTAGTATAGATGGAACTAATTGGGTAACTGTTGTTGCTGATGGTACTATGGCGATTGACGTTGCAGGTACTAACGTTAGTAACGTAGATACAATACTTGTTGATTGTTCTAGTGCTTCATTTCCTCATTGGAGATGGAATACTTCGAATATATTAATCAGTACTGGTGGTACTAATGGTACAACTAAGCATGAGTTACAAATGGCTGTTGAAGTTTCTGACAACATGAGTATGGTTGCAGCAGACTTTGGTGGTGTTGGAGTAGACCCAAGCTAGATAAAAAATATATACCCCTCTTCGGAGGGGTATATTAACTAAGGAGAGACATGGGAGATATAAGCTCAAAGGTAGGGAAGTGGTTAACTGTCTCTGCCGACAAAAGTGGCAATGGAGTAAAACATCAATGTAAGGCTTCTTTTGCCAATAATGATTTAAATGGTGCTGGAGACTATGCATATACAAAATCTTTTGATTGGCCTGTTATGTCTGATTTTTCAGTATATTACGAAACAAAAGATACTAATGGTGATGCACAAACGTTAGTTTTAGATGGAACAGATTCTGATTTAAACGTTACAGTACAAGGTTCAGTTGATGGAATTAACTATGTAAATATGCATGATACTAATGATATCATTAGAGAAGGTGCAGAGGTAGGTGTATTTGTCTATGATATTGATGGTTCAGGAATAGCTCCATTCATAAGGCTTAAAATAACAAGTGATGATGGTTTTGTAGGTACTCATGATTTATATGTAAGTGTAATTCCTCACGTTAGCGCATAATATGCAAGTTATAAAAACATTTGATGAAATTCCTGCGGATGATTATACTAATTGGTATAAATTAAATTGGACAAATACTTTTGTTTGCAGAACATTTCTTCCTGGATTGAAAGATGCCCAGGATGTTCTATTAGATGTTGATAGCGTATTTTCAGCTGGAGCATGGAACCCGGCTTCTAGTCTATGGAATCCTATTAATTTTAATAACTTAGATGGACTTGGAAGAGGTTATCCAAGAAATTTTACTGGAGTAGGTTCAGATGATTGGCAGAATTGTACTACTGACGAAGCTGATATAACATTGAAAGTAGAAACAAATCCAAATGGAACACTGCCTGTTGGAACATATACAAATGCTACGCATGCGGGAATTTTTATAACTGGTAGTTCAACTAATACTGGAAGATTCGCATTAGACCCACTTATTGCTGGTACTTTAGGTGCTGAATGGACAGGAGTAATAACTTGGAGTAATGTTGACTTACATGGTCCAAATGGTGGAGCTTATGCCATAACTCCAATGTTTAGATATTCTGAAATTCCTGCTAAATTTACTGAGGGAACTTTTTTTTATAACTGTAAAAGGGGTAATTGTGGAGCCGCAGCTAGTTCTAATTATGGGGCGACAACTAGATGGCATATATATGACAAGGAAGATAAACTATTAATGGGAGAGTTATACGGAGAAGTTACTTCTGACATAGCATTATATCAGCAACAGCAAGTGGCAGTTATGGATATGGATGCGTCAAATTCTTCAATGGTAATAGGTAGTGCTTATAATATACTTCCAGCCGCAGATGGTATCAAATGGGCTTTTTTGTGCAAAAGCAACTCAAACAAGAGTACCACAGACTCAAGCATGTTCTGTGCATTTGTTAAAAGTTATCAAATATAAAAAAAAGGATGGTGAGACATGAAAAGAAGAAGAGGAAGAAAGGCAACAAAGAGTAAAAGCAGAGGTAGAAATAGAAAGTCATTGAAGTCTCGTTCTAAAAAGAGACCATTAAGAAGAAGATAAGGAGATTCTATGAAAATAGCGACAGTATTAAAGGTAGCTAAAGTAGGATTAAGAGTAGCTAAACCTGTGTGGGAAACTGCTACTAAAGCTGCAAAGAAGGTAATTAAGAAAAAACCTGTTAAAAAAGTAGTTAAAAAAGCAGTAAAAGCAAAGGGTAAAAAATGGCTGAAGAAAAAGTAGTGTGCTCTACAAGTATAGGAGAGCCATTTCATGGAGTTCCTAATAATAATAAGAGACGTAAAAACAACTTAAAGGCTAAAAAGTAATGAGCCAAGTAACAGATGAATTAAATTCATTACTAGGGGGACTCACTCAATTAGATTGGGATGATGCAAGTGATGTTAAGTATTATCCTGGAAGCAGTGAAATAGAGAGTTTTTGGATAGAGTCCTACAATCAAGTAGCTTTAATGGCTAGTGATGACCCCCATCTTCTGGACGATTTAACCGCTAGTGTAGATTTTGGTTGGATTCTTAATTCACACGATGGAGGAAAGTATTGGCAAGTTAGTAGTGATATTCAATTATTAAGAGTAGTTGAACTTGGTGTAAAAAGAGATATTGCAGTTACTGATGCATTGCAGGGTTCGGGACCTTTCCAAAAGCGAAAAGCAAAAGTTGTTGATACGGAAGAAGAATGGAGCATGGCTAATGATGTAGATAGTTTATACGCATGTGATGTAAGTACTCCAGTAGCTCATATAGGAGGTGATTATATCCAAATACATGACGGTACAACTGATAGTTTGCCTTATGCTAAATTTATATGGGGATATAAACCTGGTGAAATCACTTACGCTGGTAATTGGGCTTCATCTGGTGCTTCTGCTACATATGTACCACCTGAATGGGCTAAAAATCCTACATTAAATTTAATAGCTGCTAAAATATGTAGATGGGCTGCATCAGTATGGATGGCAAATTTACCTGATGATTTAGGAACAAAAGCTTATATGGTGGATTCTGGCACTGGACATGCAGGGTCATCTTTTGATACTGTCGCTGATTTAGGTACTTTAGCATCTGTTGTAGAAGCTGCTATTAACACTGGAGGTATTACTGGTGATGCAGGAGCTCCGATAGATATGACTATGAGCGATACTGTTGAATCTTTAGATGTATGGCAGAATGCAAGCGATACGGGTGTATTTGACTATATTGATGCTCAAGAAGACATCGAGTTAGCTGGAGCTAAACTTCAAGCTATAGGGGGCAAATTGAATCATATAACACAGGAATATAATAACTATATGACTCATAATACAGCAGCTACTAATGAATATAATATCAATTTACAAAAAAAACTAACAATGTATCAAACTACTATAGCTGATGTAAATGCAAGAGTTTCTGCTTTAATGGCTAGAGCTGAGATACTAGATGCCGAAGCGGGTAAAACACTTTCTTTATTAATGGGAACTTCAGTTGTTGCTCCAGTAAAAGGAGCTTCTGCTCAATTATCAGAAGGAAAGAATAAATGATATTGAAAAATATGTTAGAGGAAATTAAAAAGCATCATCCTCATGTAGGAAAATCAGAGATATTAAAGGCTTTAAATAGATTTTCTGAAGAGTTTGCAGAGGAAACTGAATGTATAGAGAGTACATTTACTGTATTAACTACAGCAGGAGTTAGATATTATGGATTATCTCAAAGTGTTAGTAATGAAGCAGACCATGATATTATAACAGTTAAAAGAATAGATTTAGATAACGAGCCAATTCCTAAATTAATAGGATGGCCAGACTATATAGATACGGACGCATAATGGCTTTAACAAAAAAATACGCATGGTATCCAGAGAGAGAAAGAATTGGCTTAGTTATAATTGATGGAGCCGACAATAGAGATTTTAAAATATCTAGTGTAGATACTACTGGAATGAAAATGAGGATACTAGGGACATCGAAGCCATCTGAATTTACAATGGTTCAAGATGAAAGAACTACTACAAGTGCTTTTCCACCACAATTTCATGCTGCTTTGCCATATAGATGTATTGCAGAATTTTATAGAGACCCTAGGAATTTAAATTTAGAATTAGCTGAATATTATCAAGCTCAATATCAAAAGATAGTTAAGCTTGCCAAACATTATGGTAAAAGAGGACATATAGGATTTGGAACATTGAAAGGATTTAGTTTCTAATGTCGAGTTTTTCTAAAGAGAATCAAGGGTCTCGTCCCGTTTTTGCAGAAGAAACACCAGGAACACCTGCTGGAGGTTTTCTTGAGGGTGAGGCTACACCAAGTAGTGGATTAGCTCCTGTCAATATTACTACTACAGATTATTTTAAGTATATAAATAATCAAGCGGCTACCCCATTTCAATTCGAAGATGTTCCTGGGAATATTATGCTAGATTTTACTGGGCAACAATTTGATGATGATACGTATTTTAGATTTGGCGCAGATGCAGATTTTAATATAGGATATAATTCTAGTGATGACCAAATAGTTGTTACAGATAGTAGTAATCAAATATTATTTGGAATAGACAAACAAGGTCGATTAAAGATGAAACCACAAACAACTATTCCTCAAGACACTGAAATAGATACAGATATAGCAAAAGTAGGCACTGAATATTATCTACGCAAAGATGATACTGGTGATACTTACAACATGAGTTAAGGAGATATAATGGCAATAACAAATAAAAATCTAAAAATGGAAGCATTAAATGATGCAGGCCTTCATAGGAGGACAAAAATAAAGAATTGGAACTCTACCTTACAAGCTGCTGTAACCGATGTTTTAACTAGGTGGACAAATGGCAAATCAACTTATGAAAAAGCATTAACAGTAGACGCAACTTCTGGATTAGACCAAATTGGTGTTAGTTATTGGAGAAATCTAATAAAGAAAGATGGTTCTTTTGCTGTGGTGGACAGTGGAGTTGCAAAGCCTTTTATAGTACATGGTGGCAAATCATACTTATTTGATGTTTCAAATGGTTCACAAAAAACAGATTGGGAGAATTTCCAGATAGCTATAGCAGCTAAGGCTGGAAATTTAATTGCAATACAAAAACAAAAAGCATCAGGTGTTAAGAAGAATGCCTTGATGTTAAAAAAAGTTAAAACAGCTGTGACAACGTCAGCTTCAAAAGCAACTGCAGCACTAAATAACTTAAACTAAGGAGATAATAATGGCAAAATGGAAGAAAATTGCTACTGTTGATAGTGATGGGGCGTTAAACTACCCCACTACTGGTGCTGCACTAAGTGTTTCTATAGACACAAGTTTGGGCAATGGCGGTACAGGACAAGACTTATCATCAGCAGGTAATTCATTAATGTATATAAAAGATGGAGCAATGAAAACATTAGCAGCTCCATCTGCAGGAGAGAACTTGATATTAGCATGGACATCGTCCTCATCTGACCCACATTGGCAAGATGTAACAGCTATTACGCATAATCACGAAGGTGAGTACTTTGACACAGTAACAACAGATGAGCAAACTATAAATGGATTTGTTTCATTTGCTGGTGCTTTAGAAGTTACTGGAACTGTTAGTTTTGCAGCTGTTGATACCGCAATTATAACAAGTGGTATGATAGAAATAACTACACCCGATACAGGAGCTCCAGCTACTGATTTCAATAATAAAGGTATAACTTTAGATGATGGTAATGCAGGAACAGATAATCCAGGTATATTTTGGAGCACTACTGCTCAAAGATGGGGAGTTGGAGAAGCCGGAGCCTATCAACATCCGCTAATGCTTTGTGATTTTACAATTAATCCGACAAATGGAGCCACTGCCTCAACAGATTATACTGACGCTATAGGTACTTTAGCTTTCAGTTCAACTGGTGACGAAGTATTCATTGTAACGTCATCTTAAGGGGGTTTAGAAATGGCTAATTGGAAACAAGTACTAACTTTAAATAGAGCAACAGTAGATGTTACATATCAAGACCTTATAGATGCTGGATGGATAGCCCAAGGAGATGTTCCTAACAGTCTGGTAACTGGGGAACCAGATAACACTATCACAGTTATTGGAGCTGGAACCGATTTCATACCTGGTAAACTGAATGATGCTGTAGGATATTCAGATTTTGATTTAACTGTAACTTCTGCTTCAACTAGAGCAGGAGTTCCATTTAATCACACTGATGGATTCCTTGGGACTCATGGTGTTTCACAGCTTGATGTGCTTAGGCCCATAGCTGAGCAAAATATCCTTACTGCAGCAGCAGGTGGGCCTAGTTTAGGAACAGATTTAGGAGACCCTCACGTAAATCAAGCATTAGGTTTACCTATATTTACAAATAATACTGTTTGGGGATATGAAGAAGTTGAATATTTTGGCGGCGCTGAATTAGGTATTAGTATAGACTTAGATGCTGATGGTGTAAATGACCCTTATTGGGATAGCAATACAATGTATATTGGTGATAATTCTAGTAATACCACTAAGCGTTTATCAGAGTTTAAGGTATACGATGGAACTAATGGTGGATATCAAGGAGAATATGCTGAATACAATGATACTCATAGTGCCCCATTTCTCGTATTAAGCCCATTCGGAGACCATGGCTCTTCTACTATAGGGGCAAGTGCAAAAGCTTATATGGGTGCATATTTGAATGAAGATAATCCTCATATAACTACAGTAATGCCAATGAAGTCAAATTACCAAACATATAGTGATGGTAATGCTATATTCTTTGGAAATCATGACCATTCCCAATATATGCCTGCATCTGGAGGTTCTTTAGGTAATGCCACTATGACTGCAGATGGGGTTATGGATTCATCTAATCATGCTGGATTTTTAATAGGTCCTGATGATGTAATAGCTGCTGTTGGAAATACAGTTGTATGGAAATTGAATACAGATGCTCTTGCTTTGTCGACATATATTGACAATGGTTCATTGCAAGCTCTTGCTGGTTTTGATGTAGTACCATCAAACCTTTCTTATGTCAGACTTGTTGAGGATGTTTCAACTAATGATAATTATTATCAACATGCAGGTTCAGGTGCTACAGGAAATTATGATGGTGGTGATGGATTTAAAATTGTTGGTGGTAAGTATATAGTAGTTAAGGATAAGACTGATTTAGTAGAAGCTGCTGGTAATGGTGCTACAGTTACTGCTGACCCAACTGTTGCTAAATTTAATCTTCGATATTTTTCAGATGATACTGGAATAGCTGACCATCCAGGTTTTATTACTAATGCAGGATTAGAAGATACAATAGTAGAAGATAGATTGCCAGAGCATTCTAATCTACCTATAGCAGTAGCATCATCTTTGGTTACAATCGATGATAGTTGTTCAATTAATACTTTGAATAACTTGTCAGATGATTTGGGAATATCACTTGGTTCTTATGGAGATATTGCTATGTATGCTAATTCTTCTCATTTAATGACTGGTGCAACATCAGGTATAGCAAATGTTGCTGAAGCTGATGAAACCGTAACTGAAAATTCATTTTTGCTGAAATTGGGATATACAGAGACTCCACTTCAAGTTGCATCGTTAGAGATGAAATTTGATAATGGTCACTATTATCCAGGTGATGTAAGTATGTATGCAGCAGTAAGAAATACTACTTCTGAAGTTGAAACTCTAGAAAATGATAATAGATTATATAGGGCTAGAACAAATATAATCATGCCAATAGCTAATGTTGCTAATTTGGCTGCAATTTCATCAAGTACTGCTGCACAATTAGAAGAAGAATTTGATGCTCATCCTAGTGCAATAAGTAACCAAGTAGAAGCTTTTTCTGACATGATAAATGCTAGTGTAGATGGTAGTGCTATAGGAAATGTGATGGAGGTTAAAGCTGGTAATGGGTTCTTTGAAGCACATCATTTAGATGCTACTTCAGACGCTGAAGCTGTCTCAACAGTATGGATATTAACTGATGAAGATAACGGTGGCGATGATGGTGGAGAAAATGATTTCTAATGATTGACTCTAATGATGCAAAATGGGTTTTGAAAATTATCCGAGAAAGTTGTAACTTACGCGGTATGGATTTAGAGCAAGCTGTACATACTATACAGAAATTGCAACAAATCGCAACCGAAAAGGAGTTACCAGATGAGTAAAAAGACAGACCTAGCAAGCACAATAGAGGTAAATGAATGGATGTTTATATTTAAAGCACTTGAAAGTACAAGGGTTTTAGGTAAAGAGGTTCAAGACTTCAGTAAGTTAATGGCTAAATTGGATTTAATTATATGCGATTTAATGCCGCAGAATAACCCTGAAGGCTCTTTGACAGATAAAATAGAGGGTTAACATGGCTAAATGGAAACAGTTAGCTACTGTTGATATGCTTAATAACGCTGGGAGTATTCAATACCAATCTTTCAGCGTTATGGTAGCAAAAAGAAAGTTTGTCACTAGTTCAAATTGGCACTGGCTAACAGTGAATAACGGTCAAGGTCTCGGCACTGCTGATATGATAGATACTGGGCACTCTAATGCAGCAGATGTAACAAGTATTACTTCAGCAAATGCTGCAAATGGTGTGTTTTGTCATAATTTATATCCTTTAGGTGGAACTATGACTTTAAAAAGAGCGCAATACTCTATACAAATGCCTGGATGGAGTGGCTCTGGAACAGATGTTATGTATGCTATGCCAGTATTTTTTGAAATTAGTGGTGGAGAAACAAGTTACGATGTAACGCATAGGTGCCAGAGCATAACATCTTTTTTAAATGCCTCTGGACCTGATATAGCTTTTGGTAGTGATAGTACTTCTGAAACCTTAACAGGATTGAATCATTCTAAAGGACTGTATATGGGAATTTTAATGAGAGCTAATGACGCAGATTGTATAGATGAGTATTTTAATTTTACATTTCATATGACATATGATGCAATAGAGGGATAAAATGAAAATAGACCAACATAGAAAATTAGTTCTACAGCATTTAGAATTTATCAAGGAAAGAGTAGATGACAATGCTGCAAAGCTTGACAGGATAAATGGAAGAGTTAGAAAGAATGAGAAAGAATTGTCCTTTATGAAAGGCATAGGAAGTGTTATAACAATGATATTTGGATTTATAATGTATATAATAAAAGGGGACTAGAATGAAAGAACTTATTGCAAGTTATTTGTTTAATGATGAAATGAAAGCAAAGGTTGTCAAAGAGTTAAATGACAATGTAAATATACCTATATTGAATGAAAAGACTGAAGAGAAGATATTTGAAGCTATATACGAAACTGTTGAGCAGTGCGTTAAAAAAGCTATAATGAAATAGATGTGCGGAGTTTACATAAGAGCTAAGAATGGTCGTAAAAAATTAAGAATGATATCAATAGATGACCTTAGAAATCATAGAACTGATAATCTAATAAAAGATATTAATCTTGGCTCTTATGAAGTTTTTAGTAAAAAACCAAAAACCTGCTGCTCTTGCGATAGTAAGTATATTTACAATATAGAAATATTCGGAGCAATAAAAGCTCCTTTACTTTGGGAATGTGGGAAATGCGATAAAACATTTCTAAAATACGAAGTAAGTGAAACTTTAACTAATTTCCGCTTAGCATCCAGAGTATGGACTAATCCCCAAGATTGGGGATTCCAAGACCCAGCAGACTTCAGTTAGGAGATATATGGGTAAATTAGTAAAGCGTGCGATTGTCACACCAGACAAGCATGCACCCTTGCAGGACAAGAAAGCTATAAATGTTGTCTGTAAGGCTATTGAGATGATAAAGCCTGATATATACGTAGATTTAGGCGATTTAGGAGAATGGGGTAGTGTATCCCACTGGCAATGGAAACGTAAGAAGAAACCGCCATTAGAGTACCTTATACCTAATGTAGATGCAGATATAAAAGCAGTTAATGATTTGCTTGACCAGATAGACGAATCATTAGATAAAGCAGGATGCAAGACTAAGCACATGTGTGCGGGTAACCATGAAGATTGGTTAGAAGGATTTGTCTCAGAGCATCCTTATTTAAAAGAGTATAAATTTGCTAATGCATGTAAGCTTAAGGAGAGGGGATACAAGTATCATGAGTCAGGACGCATGGTCAAGATTGGTAAACTTTATTATTATCATGGTCACCACTTTGGTGGTCAATATCACGCTGCAAATCATCTTCGCAAACTGGGATGCAACATAATGTATGGGCATCATCATAGTATGCAGCAAGATAGTATAACTCATATGGAAGGTCCTAAGTCAGCATGGAGTATAGGATGCTTAAAAGATATGAGTAGCGAGAAAAATAGTTGGTTAGGAGGAAGGCAACATAAATGGGCTCATGGTTTCGCAGTAGTAGATTACTTTACAGGGGGAAACTTTACAGTCCATCCAATACAAATTATAGATGGCAAGGCATCGATATGGGGAGAGTTAGTTAAGGGATGAGTTATTCATCATCAGATAAGTACAAAAAATCAAGGTCTACTGGCTTTAGGATGAACTATTCTTCTCCTAGTCAAGATAGAGAAGAGAAGAATGATGCTATACTTAATCCTCAAAAATCTATTGACAGAAGAAATCTATTAGATTACACTGACATCTCAGATGTTATAGGTAGTCAAGAATATAAAGACTATTCTAGGAAATTACAATCAAGAGTTAATGACATGGGGTATACTTCATATCAAGATATTCCAGAAAATATCTTTAACTCTCTACATAAACAAGGGCATAGTCAAGGATATCCTACTCCTAAGTGGATGACTAAACATGATTTTGTATATGATGATATAATAAGAGATACTGGAATCGAAAAGGATATTCCTTTATCTAAAAAGAATAATTATTTAAAAGCTTATTATTCTATTGACCCTTATTCTACAAGAGAGAGAAGAATGGGCAATCCATTTCCTTGGTTCTTCGCTTCTTCTGAAGATGAAGAATCTGCTGGTTCGACAAAAACAATGCAAAAAATGAATAGCATAATGGATATGCTAAATTTCTATTAAAGGGGAAGTTATGTTTAACAAAAATAAACAAAAATATAGTGCAACATCAGGTAATATATATAGTCCTTCTGGCGAGGTAGTTGGAATGAAGGGTAATAATGGAGAAGTCTTTGGAAGAGAAGAGTTTGATGTTAGGAATAAATGGTACACAGGTCAGTCTGAACATTCCTCCCGTTTGCCAGAGACAAGTACAGTTGGAGCTCCAGCGTCAATGTCTCCTATGTATACAGATAGGCAATATCTTGCAGACACAGGTGATGGTGATACTTGGCTGCATCACGTCCAAGAGAATCCTTATGGTCAAGAGACTTTTAATAAAGAGTTAGATGTTCAAAAAGGTGGTGGGCTTATGAGTTACTTGAAAGGTATATTTGCACCTAGGTCTCAAGCATCTGGGCCTGACGCTAAATTTAGAACTGCATATTCAGCTGATGAGGGAAGAATGTACGAATCGGCTCCTAAGCATTTAGGTGAGATGGAGCAGCGTAGTTGGTCGAGAGATAGAAGCAGTAGAGATTATGAACCAGGCGGAGCTTATTCTTTAGATGTAACTAGAAGAGGAAGTGAAGGCTATGATACATTATATGGTGCTGCAAATGTTAATTCAGGATTAAAAGGATTGCTCCAAAGAGCTTTACCTGGTGGCGAATCTGGCTATAGTGTTCAAGGTACAGACTTAGGTTCTGGAACAATGTATCATGATAATATACCTGAATTTGGATATGAGTCACAGGATAATAGACAACCTGATGAAATGGGGTATTCAGCTAATAGGTACCCTGGATTAAGAGAATTTGATTGGGATGATAAAGCTACAGCTGTTAACAGGCACCTTCGAGAACAAGGAAGGTTATATGATGACGAGTATTTTGGAGATAGATTTTCTATGCCAGACTATAAGTTTAGTGGTATAAGCGGTGGTGATACTTATGGCAATAAATGATGGAAGTATTTGACTTATTAGAACGCTTTGGGCTACCAGTTATGATGGTTGTAGCCCTTGGATGGTACGTTAAAGCCCAAAATGCATGGATTCAGAACGAATTACAGACTGAACTTAGGGAGTCCTTTGGTAGACTAGAAGCTATCTTAATTAAGCTAATAGACGCCCAGAAAGGGATGCAATTAAATCAAAGTGAAATTAAAGCTAAAATTAGCGCTGTCATAGAAATCATGGCTAGCCTTAGTGGGAATGGTTTAAAAGATAAATTTGTCAAAAATAAACATAATGATAGAGGATGGTAAATGCCTAAAGAAATAAAACAGATAACAAATTTCCATCAAGGCACTATAAATACACCTTCAGCTGAGACTGTTCCAGATGATGCTAATGTAGAATCTTGGAATGTAAATCCAATGGCTCAAGATGGCACATTATTCCCATTGAAGAAAGAAAAGGATTTATTCGTAAATGCAATTGGTAATGATGAAGCGGACGTAGAAGGAATTACACGAAATGCAATCATTGAATATCTAGATGTTCAAACTCATAAAATTGAGCATATAGGATATTCTCAGAGACAAGGGAAGATATTAGTTATTACAGGTGCTGATGCTCCTGCAAGAGCTACGGCTATGATAGATATGGGTATGGTTTCTTGGCCTAATCATGCAGATTGTACGTTTGAAAATAATAATACTGAGGTCCATATAGGATTGGGCAATTATGCTTCTAAATGGATTGGCAAAATATCACATACGCAATTTGGTTCTGAGGTTCCTACTGGTCTTCAGATTGAAGATGCTGAACTAATTAAGCCAGGGACATTTGGCGATATATACAAATGCGTTACTGTTGGAGACTATCACTATGGAATCAGTTATAAAGGTAATTATGTATATAAATTCAACCATACTACCAAAGGATATATAGGTAGGTCTTTAAAGAAATTTGATTCTACTCAAGGTATATGCTATAGAGATGCTGGTAGCCCAAATGATGGTGCTAAATTATGGGTTTATGAAGGTGGAACTAATAGTTTACATGCATATGATGGAGTTGGTCTTGGCAGTTTATTTAAAATGAAAGTATGGGATGAGTCAGATGGAGTCCCATTACATGAAAATACTAGTGATATATATTCTGGACCTGGGAAACTATTCTTTCTTAGAGGTATGGATGATGAACCTGTAATAGATATGGAAAATTCATCTGCCACTGACATTGCTACTTCAGGCAGTAGTTATAATGAAACTATGAAATTCATGGGAGGTTTAAATAAATCAGAAGGCAGTACGATTAAAATGTCTAAATTCTTATGGAGGATTTCTGTTCCTGCAGATGGTAGTATTGATAAGATAGCAACAAATGTCACTCCTTTTATAGGAGAGAAATTTATACAAGATGATGCTCCTGAAGCTGATTCAATCCCATATCATTATGCTGCTGATGGTTTAACTGGAACAGCTGAATGGGCGGATGAGCCTGATAATTTAATATCTCCACCTCCTTCTCAAATACACGGAATATTTAAAGATGGTTTATATGAGCATGAGCCAAATGGCGATGGAACTGATGATAATTGGGAACATATAAGTACAAAACCATTAAGCCCTAATTCTCTCGGAATAGAAATGACTGGTAGTTCATTTTCTGGTGGGCATGAAAAAGCTTGGCTAACAAATAGTTCAAATAGTACTATTACTAATGGAGGTGTAGCTGGTGAAGAATTAGTACAAAAGATTGGTTTGACAGCAGAAACAACTAATAATCCTCCTGGTACATCTAGGCATGTAAGTTGTGTATATGAAGACTGGGGAAATATAACTGGAGGTGGTACTCCACCTCAAAGAGTTCTCATGGAATTTCCTTTATTTGGCGATATTTGGGAAGATGCTGAAGACCAACAAAGATTAAGCATGGCTGGAAAATATTATCTTATAGAAGGTTATATAAAGATTGAGGGTACTACATCTAATGGTACTGTTTTAGATGGGGGAGGAGCAGGTACTACTTCTGAATTATGTTATGAGTCAAATGGAATGGTAACTGTAGTGGCTAATACTACTGGAGCTGGTGCTAAAATGTCTGAAAAGCTAGAGATATTAGATGGTTGCACTTCTGTAGATATGGATTATCAATTTAATGGTAGTTATAACTCTTTTCGAACATGTGAATGGGGTATTTTTTCCAATTTAACTGGATGGCCTAGAATTGTAGGATATGATGGTGCTGGTGATGTGTTTAGTACTACACCTCAAGATGGTACTGCTGAGCGAGGAGCTCCATTTAAAAACTACAATATTAATGGAACTATTGTAGATAATAGTGATAGACCTTTATATACTAATGATGGAAAATGGACTGATGATGGAACAGCTCAAGGAGCTCCAGAATGGAGAAAAGTTTCCTTTATACATAAAATGTTGCCATTTGCAGAAGAAGGTTCACCTGACCTTAGCGCTGGAACACTTTCATTTATGTTTACAGATTTGATAGGAGATGATAACAATGTACATACCTATGGAGATGGAACTACTACTGAAACTTTTAAATCCAATGATGGAAACGCTGTCTCAGGGAAAGAACTTAAAATAAGTATTGGCGGATTATCTGTAAAAAGAATGTGGGGATATGAGTCAAATTATATTTCAAAGCCTGTATTTGACTATAAGAATAATTTAGTATTTTATATGGATACTAAGAATACAGGTGTAGGTACTAGTTCGCAATCAATAAAACATAGAATAATGGCAGCTAGATTAGATAGGGATAAAAATGGTTCTGCTACTACTCCAGGGGGCCCAACAACTATAGCAAACCAAGGTGATGCTACTGATGAGAATTTCGGAGCTTTTGAAGTTAATGGTCCTGGTGTTTTAGCTTTACACCCTACTGAGAATACTTTATATTTCGCTGAAGATGATTATGGAATACGTAGTTTTAATTATGTGAATAATGGTTCTGTATCGCAATATGATAAAACTGATTTATTTGAAATGGATACAACAGGTGATGCATATTTAGGACTAGACTATGGTGAGTTCATTGGAAGTACAATGAGCACAATTAATATTGAAAAATTATATCCAGATGAATTAGATGACCCATTTGTTCTTGCTGGAAGTGCTCAAGGTATAGTCAGGACTGGACAAATATGGCCACATCAATTTAGTGGTTTATGGCCTTCTCATAAATATACTCATGCTAATTTAAGTAGAGATATTTTGGCATTACCTTCATTAATGTGGGTAGATACAAATATGCCTGAAGGAGCTACTATAAATGTAGGTGAATTTGGCCTAAATGGGACAGATTCACTCCCAGCAGGTTGGGGTGCGAAAAGTGCATTTAGCTCTTGGAGGATAGAAGGAACAGAAGATAGAAATTTCGGAGACCAAGTAAGAGATATTAGCTGGGAAATGAAATATCAATTATTTCAAGAAGGATGTAGTAAATTTATAGATAATAATACTGTTATAGGATATGGCCCAGGAGTGCATCAGCGATATACTGCAGCTCCTTCTGCTAGTTTGCAAAATCTTTTAGATGTAGATTTTAATTTCTTTCAAGATATGTGTCCATGGTTATGGCATTATACCTATACTGATAATGGTGATAATATAAACGAACATGACCCATTATGTCCTTGGGAAGATACTAATGCTAGTCCAGTTAAAAAATATGGGCAATTTAAAAACATGGTCTTTGATGGAATACTTCTCTATGATAATAATAGACAAATACTATTCCAAAGATTTGATAATGCTATTGGGACTAGAGATGAGTCAAATCATATTCAAAATGGATGTATTATGAGGGCAGCAAAACTTGACTTTTCTCACAGTTATTTTATGGCTGATGAAATACAGCCTTGGAAATATTGGAGACCTGGACAAATAGTTAATCCTGATGTGACCCATGGTACTCCTGGCACATTTCATATATCTAGCCAAATTGATTGGGATAAAAAATTACGAGGGAAATCTGCTTATGTTAATCCAATAGATTCTTCTCTTGTTGTTCATATGCCTACATATGCTATAGACTCACCACATACAGGTTCTCCTTGGGGAGGCGCTCAAGTTACATTTAAGTATTTCGATGATGCTAGTGGTGTACCTACAAATATAAAATACTATGGAATTGATATTTCAACTTTAAGTCCTGATGCCGACGATGAAAAGAATAATTTTGTAAAAAATACTACTGGATTATGGCCTTTAGAATATGAATGTTCTTCAATACTTAAGGGAGAAATAACTAAAAGTCAATATGTTTGGGCGGATGCAACAGTCCCATCTGACGAAGCACAAGCTACGGATACACCTATGACTTATACTCGCAAAGCTGTTATATATAGGCCTTATAATAAGGCTTCGTATATATCAATACCTAAGGTATGCTTGACAGGAGTAGCGGATAGTGATGGTGCATGGATAGATGATGAAAATCCAGCTATAGACCCATATGATGCAGTAAGTTTTATCTTTCAATTAAATCCAGGTGGACAGTCAAATCAAAGAGCTATTAAAAATAAATTAATACCTAATAAATTTATACTAAGTGATGAAGCTAGTTGGGCAGATAGAAAATATGAAATGCGAGATTCTAGTGGCACTTTACTCGATATGAGAAGTATATTATGGGGTTATGGTGTACTTGGTCCTGACTATCCTTTTGATTCAGCGAAATATGGAAATGTATTAAGGCCTGCTAATGGTGGTAAAGTATATACATTTAAAAGTCATCATAGAACAGGAAGATATGCGTCTGTTGAAGCTATAAGTAGATTTGCAGATGATGACTACCAAATGGAAGTATTTAATCGTCATGCTGATAACGAAATAGATGGATATATGAAAATAACAGGTAGGTTTCCTACAAAGCAAACTAGTGAACTTAATCAATATGAAAATGGACTTCAGGAGTATAATCATGGAAATTATAACTTATCTCCAATTCTTACACCAGATGCACATTACATGGTAGGAACTTGGAGTGATGATATAACTCCAGAAGGAGGATGTTTAATTAAGGTAAATCCTCCTATATGGGGACCATATGATACTAAAGGAAGACCAAAAACATTTACTGAAAGTATTACTTTTAATACTACTTGGACTCATACTGGTCCTGCTGCTCATAATATAAATGATATCGAAACAACAGGTGGGAGTGGTTCTGGATTAACAGTTAGAATAAATTTCTTATCTTCTCCTACTCCTCCACATGGTCCAACCAGTGGCTCTATTACTATAGTACAAGATGCAACAGCTACAGGAAAAAATTATGAAGTGGGAGATACTGTTACTTTATCTGGATTAAATACAGCTGCTAATGCACAAGGTTTTACTGGTACATGGCAAAATACTCATACTATTACAATAGCTAGCCTAGAGCCTGATGGAGCAGCAGAAATGGAGGATTCTATTGGTGGACAAATCATTTCATTGGGAGCTGTCCCTTGGGTGCCAAATCAAACACATAAGGATGCATTTACAGAAGGTGCTTTCACCCTTGATGATATGCCAAGCGCAGTAAATTGGCCTCCAACCACTGCAATCAGTTGGTCTACATCATATGGTGAATATCCTCAAGCATATGGGCTTGGAGATGCAAAATATTACAATAGGCATTTAAGAAAATTATCAAACGATTCCACATTTACTACAGGAACGCCATGGACATTTGGAACTGGATGGAGTCATAATACAAGCTTAGATAATGCTACAAGTGTAGCAGCGTCTGGATATTTAGAACAGACTATAAATGGGTTAAACGATGATATACCACTAGTGGCTAATGCTACATATACTATTAGATTTAAAGTAGTGGTAAATGTTGGCACTGGACTAACCTTTTCATTAGGTGGTTCTGGTGATACTCCAGCACCTACTGGAATGAATAATGGTAATGAATATCAAGTCTTTGTTCATACAGTCAATGATACTGGCAATCTAAAGGTTGGTGCTAGTAGTAGTTGGGGTGGTTCTATTACTGATATAGAAGTGTATCAAGGGTATTATTTTTCAGATTATTACACATCCAGTACATCTCACTATGGATTAATAATTCCAAATATTACAGAAAGAAACTTTTGTATGATAAGTAGACCAGCACCTACAGCTGAGACAGTAAGATTTGATTATGGAGTGGATGGAGAATTAGGTCCTACTGTGTATTACGGACAACCTGAAGTAGAAGGCGCTACTTTAAAGATAGAACCTGCAGCTGCTGAGGCATTTGGAGGAGCTTGGGCACCTAATACATTTAAACATACTACACTAGGTGGAGTAACAGACTCTTTGAAAGATTGTGTAGTTAAGAATTATACTGATGGTTCTGAAGCTACGATAACAGCTGTAGATATTAGCGATACTAGTGGAAATGGTTATATAACCTTGACAGCTCCTTTATCTGGTGGTATAACTGATATATATCATGAAGGAGATATGGTCAGGATTATGGTTCCTATGGGTCCACTTACTTCAGGAGCAAAAGCTAGATTTATGGATTGCTTTAGTTCAGAAGTTAATCAGGGAGAGCATTGGTTTTCTTATCCTTGTAATATTAAACTACCACATTTTAAACCAAATACAACTAGTGACGACGCAGTTGGAAACTTTTTAGAATTACCTAATACTGGATTTCATTCTGTCATAGGTCCTCAAGCAGAACTAAATATCAAAACAACTGGAAATGGTTCAAATTCAATAAATAATGCAAAGTACTGGTATGCCGTATCATGGGTATATGATGGATATCAAGATGGTCCATTAGGAGCATTTAGTAATGATAACGAAGGATTATTATCAGATGGTACAGATATAGAGATTTCTTTGCAACTTGGAAATACAACTTCATTAAGTAAAAGAATTAGCGGGATTAAATTATGGAAAGCTTGGGCTGAAGGAAAGAATGGCGAGCCTTCTATTGCTACTGCTCCAGAAGGATTATATAGATTAATTAAAGATGTGTCTTTAGAATCTTCTTTTGAAGTAGAAACCATCCCTACTTTTATCGGTATGGGCCCAATGACTTCAGAGGATAGAACAGAAACCTTTATAGATAATGGTCCATTAGGAGGTTCATATGAATCAGTGACTGGTATTAGTCAAGTTATTGAAGACTTTAGAATGAATTATTCGTTATCTTGTCAATTAAATAACTCGTTATTTATTGCGGATTTAGAAAATTCCTACCTTGGATTAGAATCTTCTAATTATATAGCTAAATCTATGCCTTATAAATTTAATCAATTTGACGTAACTAGAGATATATTAAGAATGCCATTTAAAGCTACTGCTATTGCAGCATTCCAAGGTAGAATATATGTGTTTGGTAAAAATAAGATGGCAAGAGTTGAGCCAAATACATTATTTATAGAAGATACATTTGACGGGGTAGGATGTCTTGGTCCTAATGCTGTTTTAGTTAATGATTATGGTATGTTCTTTGCTGACCAAAATGGAATATATCTACACAATGGACAAATGCCAGAAGATATTAGTTATGTTATTAAGGATGGGATAGTTAGGGATTTATCTGGTTCAGCATATTCTCCAGACTTAAACTTAAGAACTTGGAAAAATATGTTGAAAAGTCATCAATTTGGTTCGTCTACTTATGATACTGTATGTCTTGGATTTGATAAGGATAATAAATCTTTACTAGTATCTGCAGGGATTGGTCAATTGACAGATAGCACCTCTAGTGGCGACACACCATTGCATGGAGAAGTAGGTACTGGTGTACATACTCCAATATTACTTAGGTATTGTATTTTAAAGAAACGATGGGATATAGAGCATGCATTAGATGTTTCGTTGGAGGGTAATACTAAATATGGGATTACTTCTATTTTTAATAACTATGACAATAAAACTGCATATTGGGTTGTTCTAGATAGTGCGTCAGAAAGACAGCCAAAAGAATTGCAAGGTAGTGAAGCAAATATAGCACTATATAAGAAAATGGCTTGGAAATCAAAAGATTTTCATATGGGAACACCTACATTAAATAAGATATTTAGTGAAATTGTTATAATTAGCAAGAAACTTGAAGCTGATGAAGGCTCAGAGCAATTATTAAAACAAAAAGTTTATGTTGAAGTATGGGTTGATGGAAAGAATTTAGGGATTCTAAATGGAGCTACAGGTGGTGCAGCAGCTAATGAAACGGTTGCTGAAGATGGTGATGGGGTCTATATGACTCAGAAGATTAAAATTCCAGCTGCAAGCAAGAAAGGCAAACATATAGCAGTAAAAGTGTATACTGCTAATGCTATGTATGATAAAGATGATGCTGAAAACATACATAATGACTCTAAAGCTTGTATAATAGAGTCTATAGGTATAAAATATAGACAATTGAGGACATCATAATGGCAAAGTTAAAGTTAAAAAAAGCTTCTTTAGGTAAGATTAATGATGGGAATATTGGTCAAGTTATTCGTAAAATATACGATGATATTAATGAACTTATAAATGAAGTTAATAATGAATTTGGCAACCTTAATACACAAAAAGGTAAAACAGGTAATATAAGAATTAAAAAAACAGATACAAATAGCTATAACTTAGAAGCGAAGACATCCGATGGATGGGCTTCTATACCATTAGCATTAAAGGACACGGAGGGTTAATATGCCACTAGGAAAATGGTTAAGTACACAATTAGGAACACAATCTTTAAGCCATAAATTTGGTTATAATGCCGAGGGGGCTGATTACTCTATGAGCGGTCCATTAGGAGAAGCTATAGGTGGTTTAAGTGGAATGGCTGGAGATATGAGAAATCAAGGCATGGATATGCTTTCTGGTACTGGAGCTTGGTATGACCAGCAAAGAAGAACTATGGAAGGCCAAACTATGAGTGCCGCTGAGAGACAATCACAGCAAATAGGTTCTCAAATGGCTTCAAGAGGTATGGGTGGAGGAGGACTTAGAGGTCTCCTTGACGCCTCTGTTAATTCAAATGCGATGGAAAGTTTAAGAGCTGGAGAATCTGCACTTGCCACTCAAGGTATGACAATGGGTTCTGCTATGATGGGTCAAGCTATAGGAGCGCAAGGTCAAGCTGGTGGATTAGCCGCAGGAGCTGAAGGTAGAGGTCTTCAAGCACAGATGTTTAGTGCTGAACAAGCTAATCAACAAAATCAATTTCAACAAACTGCACAATATAATCAAGCTGCTGGTAATAGAGCTGCTAAAGGCTCATTTATGAACTCACTGTTAGGTGCTGTCGGTACAGCTGCTGGATTAGCTATGTCAGATAAAAATATAAAAGAAAATATCGACTTAGTCGGAGTATCTGATTCAGGAATTAATATATATGAATTTGACTATAAAGACAAATCAAATGGAGAAGGTAGGTATAGAGGTGTAATGGCTCAAGAGGTTCCTGAAGCTAGTATAATGGGAGCGAAAGGTCATCTTCTTGTTGATTACTCTAAGGTCGATGTAGAATTTGAGAGGATTTCATAATGGCACTACAAATGCACACACCAATAGTTAAGTATGATTTTGGAGATTCCTTCTCTTCTGCTATGGTAAAAGGAAAGCAAGAAGAATGGCGAAAATCAGAAGCTATAAGAAAAGAAGCTGCAGCTCTTGATACTTATAAAGAAAAGTTAAAGGCTCAAAACGAACTTGCTACTGACCTTGAAACTAAGAATATTAATAAGCAGAATAATTTCATGGAGCATTGGTATAGTCAGTTAAGTACTATAGGTCCTTATGGTGGACTAGAAAATGGTGTATTTAAACCTAACTATGACTTAAATCAGGGAACTTTATCTGCTCCTGAAATGTGGAAAAATATAGTTAGTCATGCTAGAGAAACTGGAGTCCCTATTAAGCCTGGGGATTTCAAATTCTTTTTAGAAGAATATTCAGGGAATGAGCAGCTTAGAGATGAGCATATGATAGGTACTCTTAATATAGCTATAAATAAATTAAATAAGCAATTTGAGGGCATGCCAGATGGTGACAAGCGTCAAGCTGTGATGGATGGCTTAAATGAAATGGGATTAACTCCATATTTCAACAAATATCAAGGTATGTTTAGTACTGAAGATTTTATTGAAACATTTGCAAGTTTACCTCCAGAAACTCTTGGAGATGAGGATGATGGCTCATGGGCAAATTCAGAGTCTACATTAGGTTGGATGGGAGAAAAGATAGGATATGACATACCTACAAGTGGAAATGATTACTTTGACGCTGCAGTTATATTAGCATCAAGAGCTGGTTATAAGAGGCTAAAAGGCTTCATGGGCGATAAATATAGAAATGTTAAGGCTAAGTATGGATGGGGTCAAAATGTTAAATCTAAGACACAAATAGCTGCTGAAGAGGTTTCAAATAAAGTAAATGCTACAGTAAAGGCTAAAGGAGATACGAAGTCTGTTGTAAAGAAATCTGAGGAGATTGTAAATAAAACTTTAAATTTAAAGAGGTCTGACCTTCCTAAGGGTACAAAAAAGACAACAATAGATAATCTAGTTAATAAATTAAACTCAGATAAAATCAATTTGACAAAAGGTGAGAACAATGTATTAAAACACTTATTGCAGACAAATAAAAGTCCTAGCTTTGTAAAGAATATAGCTAATAAAATACAGCCTAATCCAGTCAATCCTATAAGTTTTAAGATGAATTATAGAAGGAATATGGATGTATTTGATAATCATATTAAATTCTTAGACAAAACAGCTAAAGGCCTAGATAAAAGAACTATAAGTTATAAGAATATGATAAGAGAATTAGATGAAGTTAGAAGTATGAAATATAGTTATAAGCAACTTGAAAATATAATGTGGAGAGATAGAATAAAACAGGGTTTTAACCAAATGAACTTTTTAAAGGATAGTAGATTTGGCAAATGGTTAAATAGAGGCGGTGGACCTGGACTTCATATGCTTGTTGCACCTGGTGTTGTACATAAAGTATATCAAGATTCTTTTAAGGAGTCTGGAGGAAATGAATTTAAGGCAAATTGGGATGCCTCTTTGTCTATGATGATGTTTGATATACCATTAGCTTTTCAATCTAAAGGTTTAATAACTAATTTAATGAATTATGGTGGACCTAAACTAGCTTCTAGGCTTGGTATTAGTACAGCATTGGCTAGTTCGGATGCTACTCTTCCTATAGGAGATGCAGCAGCGGTAGGTTTAAATGCATATTGGATAGCTAAAGATACTAATGCTGCGGTTCAATCTAATAGAATACATAACTATTATAAGAAGAATGGAGTGCCTCCTGAAGATGTTTTAGATGATATTGTTGATGACATGTATACTAATGTGGCTATGGAGTCATTAAAGGCTGATTATAACCCATTAATGTGGCAAAATGATATAAGTATAAAAACCTTAAAGGATTTACTTGACAAAGGTTATGAAAGAAAGATATTGACAGATGAAAATGGCAATACTAAAAGTTATGGATTATGGTCAGATAAGCAAAACTTAGCTGGAAGACCTGCTCCATCACCTGGAGAGCAAATTGAATTAACCAAGAAAACAAAATTAACAGGTAGAAATCCTGAATTTAATTTGAATACTGGTTTTTATAGTACAGCGATTGAATCTTCAGCGCAGAACTTAGGTGAGTTTGACAATGCAATGCCTGTTACAAATCAGTTAGCTGAAATGACCATGGAAAATCCACCACCAGAAGATATTAAAGAACTTCTAGTAGATAAATATGGAGATGATTGGGCTAGAGTATGGCAAAGTAATGTAGGCTATGTTACTAATCCATATGCTGATGCTGGCGTATCTAATTATGACGGCAAAGACAATGAAAGAGCTTTAGAACTCTTCATGAATAAGAAGTGGAATGGTGATTTATTTAAGAAAATGTTAAAAGCTTCACTATTAGAATCTTTCTACAATCAAAGTGATTTTAAAGAAAAGTATCCAAAGCAATGGGAAAATAAAGCATCAGATGCATATAATAGGAAGTTGTCAATTATAAAGCAACTTGAAAATATATCTGGAGAGGATATACCAGACGCGTACGAAGAACGTATAGGAAGCTAAATGGCTAAACAACCTGAGGTAAGATGGTCAGAAAACCAGGCGTTTTATAGGTGCCTATGAAGCCAATCCCGGTCAATTTAATGAAGCAACATTAGAAAGTATACAGGCGCATGCTTATCATCATGGAATAGCATTTTATCCAGGTGAGTTTAATGTGTTAGATGCAATAAAACAAGCTGGAGGAGGGTTCCTCTCTGGATTTACTGCTTCAATATCTTCAGAGCTAGGTCTTGACGTAAAAGATGCTCCAGACAATGAGTATGAGGCTATTGCTAGAAAAATGGGTGAACTAGCTGGATTTGCTCCTGGTATATTGTCTGCTCCTCTTAAGACAATTGGTTTAAAAGGATTAGCAGCTAAATCTGCTGCACTTAATAAAAAATCACTTCCAATGGCTGGTGCTGACTTAGCACAAAAGCAAGTTAAAAAAATAATAAAACCTATCCTTGAAAAAAGCTTACAAAATTCACATGGAGCTTCAAAAACTGCAATGGATTTTATTACAAGTGGACCTGGTATGCATATGGCAGAGGGAGCTTTTCACTTAGGTGTAGCTTCTAGTATCTCTAACTGGAGAGGTATTGTAGACGGAGGTATGGAAGAATTTGTCAATACATTTAAGCATGGAGCTGAAGCTGGTGCGGTATTTAGAGGGCTAGGTAATTTAATTCCAGGAGATAAAGCTGCCGATTTATGGCTTAGAAGAGTATCTGGTAGTTTGTATATGGGTATACCTTCAACAGAAAGAGGAGATTCTACTCCAGAACAAGTATATGAATATCTACTTGGCGCATATTTTGGAGGAGCTGAAAGACCTTGGTATGTAGCTAAAGCTGGTAAATTTAATAAAAGAATGTATGAGCAAAGTGAGAATGACCCAGAATTAAGAAGGACTCAAGACCCTACCTTAGTTAAGGGATGGCAAAGCCTTGACCCTATTGTTCAGAAAGAAGTAGTTAGAATGACAAATAAACGTTTAGGTGGTTCTACTGCTGATGAGCGAAGAGGTGACGCTTATGAGCTTATGCGTGAATTTGGCATTATTGATAAACTTGAAAAAGCTGAGGATATAAATACTAAAGGATTTAAGTTATTAAATCAAGTTATTGATGGAGAAGTTCAACCTGATAAAAATGCACCTCCTAGTGAGAAGTTACATCATATGCTTTCTTTGGGAAATAGAGGAGTAAAGGGTACTAATCGTAATTCAGCTGATGAAGTTTTTGCGGATAAATCTGTTGAATATGGTAATCCTATTTATCATTATACATTTGGTACCGTAAAGGGAAAGCCTGGGCACTCTAAAACTATTAAAGCCAAGGGTGGCAAAAGAGAATTATCTCAAACAGAATTAAATGAAGCCACTGAATTTGTCGATAAAGCTAATCTAAGTTTAGGTAAGATTATAGGTAGATTAAATACTTATAAGCGTAATTTAATTAGAAGAGCCCATGCAGCTACTAAGCATGCTAGTAGTATATATGCTATAGACAATTTAAGGCCAGATATGAAAGGCGTTCAGAGTAAATCTGCTGAATGGACTGTTCAAATGGCTATTGATAAGAAAAGACCTGTATATGTATACGACCAACAGGCTCGAGCTTGGTATAAATATAACTACAATAAGAATATACAAAGATTTCAAGCAATAGAAGGAACTCCTAAATTAAAGAAATTTGCTCTCGGCACAGGGACTAACGATATAAACAAATATGGCAAAGCAGCTATAAAGGACTTATTTAAAGTTACTTATGGAGAAATGGAAGGTGCTGCGGAAACAGAATCTGTTCCTAGAGGTAAAGAAGAAACTTGGATGACTATCCAGTCTGAAATAGAAAGATTGCAAAAGGAAGACGTCGATGACCCTCAGATAAAAAAATTAATGAAAAAACAAGCTGATATCTTAGGGATAAAGTCCAAAGAATATTTAGATGCTGCAACTGGAGAGGTAAAAGAAGACGTTGAAGTCGATATAGATATCGGGCAAATGATTGACGCTGGTATTGGTAAGCGTTCAAAGAGATGGATAGATGCATGGTATGATGACATGTTTCCCAAAGGACGAAAAGGGACACAAGTAAAAAAAGGCGTAGACAAATTATTTATTTCAAGTAGAATAGAAAAGTTACTTAGAGAGCATTTACCTGCTGGAGAAGAGGCATCTACACTTATTGCTAGAGATTTTAAGAAACTATTTAAAAAGAATATACCTGATGCTGCTCTTGGCGAGATAAGACAATGGGTGACTGCTGCAACTCAAGGCAAGCCAGTTAGATTTTTAAAGTCTGATGGTGGGAAGGTTTATTTAACAAGAAGAGATAAACCTTTTACAATGGGTGGTAAAAATAAGCTAGTAATGGCTCCTCCTTCAGCATTAGAAGAAGCATTTCTTGAAGCTACTAATACAAAACTGAAAGAATTTGACAAGAAAAACCCTGCTGGTGTTGAAATAATACTTGACGAAGTTACTGTTAGAGATAGAAACGGGTTTCAAGTAGATATTCCCTTGTCAAGATATGAGTCTCATCTTGTACAACATGGAAAGAAAGGTAAGAAAGAAGCTGCTCAAATAGTAAATAATTTTATTGGCAGAACTATCAAGTTTATGTATGATAAACATGGAATGGTTCCTCACGCTGGTGTAGGGGATAAGGATAGAATTATCTTTGCTAAAAATATGTATGATTTTGCTGATAAAATGCCAAAAGCCTCTAGAAAGCTCGTATTTGACGTTTTAAAGCAAAAAAATGTAAAGACTGATAAGTTACTGTTTAGAGTTAAATTTGGCTTAGATAAGAAATTTGCAGATAAAATATACAAAGAGACGTTTATTTCTAACCTAACTTACGATGCTTTAATGAACTTTGGAAATAAGGTTAAGACTCCTGTTTTAAAGAAATGGATAAACTCTAAGTTTGGAAAAGGTAGGGGTGATTTCATAAATAATGCAGTGGCATTAAATAAAAGAAATCAAATATGGTTCACTAATTCATTTAGAGCTAGTGATAAACATATAGAAAATTATTTAGAAGATTTAGGGACTAATGATATAGTCGATGGTAAGACAAAAGGTATTATAGTCAATGAGCTACCTAAAGGATTTAAAGAGCCAAAGAATCCTAAGAACTCTCAAACTGCAGAATCTACTGATGGTGGTGTTATATTGAGAGATGATTATGTCGAAGCAATGAATAGCGATGGTGGTTATCCTACAGTAAAAGAAGCTGGACAACTTAAAGCATTCATAGTATCTCCAGATGCTACATTAGGTGCATTATTAACTAAAAAGATGTATCATAGTGCTGGACCTGCTCAGAGTGAAGCAATGAAAAAGGCTGGAATTTCTCATATTATATATGGAAGTTCAGCTAAACAGCGTGGCTTTAGACCACAGATTGACCATGATGTGGTTAATGGAGAGCTTGTATTTGACAAAAAAGGTATGATAGATATACCTCTTAAGGATATTAGATATACTTATTCTACTAGACAAGGTCAAGATATGCTAGAGAATAGAATGATTGTTAAACAGGCTCTTATGCATATACATCCTAATGCTCAAACTCCAATTGACAATGACGTAATTGATGACTTTTTTAAAGGAACTATTGGAGAACGATTCACTGGTACTCATAGGGGTAGTAGAATAATTAATGATTACCTTCAAGATTTTAGTGACAAGAAGATTGATAAGATAATAGATAATTTTGATGAAATAGGTATCCCTGATATTATAAAAGCTTTAAAAACTAATGGTGCTGAGACATTAGCTGAACAAATATATGTAAAAATGTTAAAAGTTAATAAAAAATCATTACAAGAGGCATTTGCTAGGGGAGAGTTGTCTAATGAAGATGTGAAGATATTAGATGCTGAGCTTGAAGATTCATTTAGTGATGTAGATAGGATGATAACTCAGTCAAGAATATTCCAAATGCAAAATCCAGATGCAGCTTCTTTTTCTATATTTGACCATAAGTATGTAAGAGGTTGGAGAGAGCAATCTATGAGGAATGCTATTGTTCAGACAGCAACACAACCTATAATGTCAAATTCTTTATTGACTAGAATGAGACCTTATGACAAATGGGCTCAACAAGGATTAGATAATCCAGAGACTAAAAGATTAGAGAAAGAACAAGATATATTCTTCTTAGATAATGCATTTAAAAATAAAGAAATGAGAACTATACTTAAAGGTTATGAAAGGACTACGTTAGAAAAACTTTGGAAATTCTATAATAAAAGCTCTACAAGTAAAAAAGACAAAGCATACTTAGAAGATGTGTTTAATGCAGTATCCTTAAGGGTACCTTTAGACTCTATCTCTGGCGCACAGGTTTTAAAGTTTGCTGGGTTTTCAGGACGACCAGGCCATGGAGTTATGCTTCATGGCAAGGTTATGAGAAGAGAAGGCGGTGCTGACCTTGATGGAGACGAATCTTTTATCTATTTTGGTGGAAAACTAGAAGATGGTACTGGATATGGCATGAAAAATAGTTGGAAGAAAATGTACTCTTCAAATGCTAATGAATTTATGAATGAAAAAGGATATGAAACAGAAGCTAAGACTAAAGAAATGAGGGATTTGTTTACATTGGATGTTTCTGAATCAATGAAGGAACGTATGATGAGCCCTGAAATGACATATTCACCTAATCAAAGAATGTTCGTTGGGATGGAAGCAGCTAAGGGTAGAGATATGCTTAAAAACATCATATCTAATTCTCAAGTAATGAAATCTGCATGGAACTCTGTTATGGCAAAGCCAGGTAAAGAAGATATGTGGACATTTACTAGGAGAGAGCAGAAAGGGAAGAAAGGTAAGTCTTATACAGTTACCTATAGAATAAAAGTTAAAGCTAATGATACTACTGAAGCAATGAAACTTCAAAGAGATATGACTAGAGCTCAAACTGCATTTGGAGCTGACCCTTTAGATGAGCTTGGCTTAAAGGAAGCGGATGTTTTTCATTCTACATTATGGAATGCCTATTTCACTCCTGTTAAAATAGAAAAGATGGGATTTGCTGGTACTAGGTGGAAAAATGTCAAATTAGATAAATTTAAATTAAAGCGTTGGGAGATGAATGGTGGTGCTATCAATACATTTAGAGACCTTAATAGCGCTCTTTATAGTAAGAATTATACTGCAAATAGAAAATGGTCTGCTCAAGAAATAGCTAATAAAGTATTAGCTGCAGGCGATATCTTGCCTGGTGAAAGCAATACAATGCTTCCAAAAATTGGTAAATTATTTTCTGGACTAGATTGGTCTGATAATATCTTTAATAGAATAAACAAGAAATTACTTGTAAAAGTATATGATAGTCACGACACATATGCACTTAAAAAAGACTACATGAAGGATATACTTGGCCGTAACACCTTAAGAGCTCCATTTAATAATTATGTTGAAAATGTCATGGGTGGTACTAAGGAGCTAAAGAATGGAGAGATTTTTGACTATGGATATAAAGATTTACAGGCTCCGGGTGTTATAGAAGCTGTAGCTAGGAGTAGAAGGTTATTCCAAAACGCATTGTCTGGATTAGATTATTATAAAACTGATAGACCTCGTATTAAAGAAGCTTTAAATAGTATCCCAAAAAGAGAAGCTATATTAAGGGAAATAGTTAGAGAAGGCAATAACATGATTTATGAGGACATGACTGATATGACGACTGTCCAACTAGCTGTGGAAATGATAGAGAAGACTAAAACATCAGGCAAGCTTGTTAAAAAGATGATGGATTTTGAAAACACTGTAAAAAGAAAAAGTTATATTCAAGCTAGGAAGAGGAAAGATAGGGGTACATATGAAGGTCCTGAGACGCAATCAGATGTAGAGAATGAACGTAAAATGAAGATAGCTGAAGACATACTTACTAAAGTATTTGGTACAAAAAAAGAAGCTCGAGAAAAACTAGGTATTGGAGAGCAAAGAACTGCAGAGCTAGACCAAGCTGAAATAGACCAGCTAATTAAAGACTTTAGGAAAGATAATAAGCTAAATAAAGGACAAAATCTATTGTTGGATTATTTCTTATTAGGTAGCTTAAGAAGAGGTGATGTCCAAAAGCTTAATGATATTATATCAAAGATACCTCCTAAGGAATGGAACTCAGCTTTATATGATGTTGTTAGATATTATCAAAAACAAGCTTCTGATACTGGTATGTCTAAGTTAGCATTTAATTCCTCAGAGGTTTCTAATCTTGCTATACAGAATTTTTTAGGTAAAATGAATGGCTTATTTTCAAAATCTTTTCAAGGGGATAAGGTTGATGTTGAAGCTGAGATAGCAGAGCATGACAAAGAACGTGTTATAGAAACTGCTGATGGTAAAAAAATGAAAGAATCATTAGTTGAAAGAACTGTAGATGACCTTTTAGAAGAAGAATTTGCTCCTGATGGGACTGGATATACTGGTCTTAAGAAAGTTAAAATAAGTAAAGAAAGAAGACAAGTAGTACAAGAGTTAGCCGATAATCTAAAGGCTTTAAATCCTAATGTCGCTAAGCATTTAAATGAAATTGTTAGAGGGACAATGGAGAAGGATTTGAATGCTATGACAAAAGAAGATTTTGAGGTTATGAATAATATCTTTAAAGAATTTAGAAGAGGTACCTTTTGGCAGCGTGTAGAAAGCTGGGTAACAGGTGATGTCTCTGGGAAAACAGACCCTTTGCAAAGAGTTCAAAAAAGAAGCTGGTGGGAAATGCCTTTAACTGTCAATAGAGAACTTATGCAAAAACATATAATGTTCATGAAGCAGAAGGGTATTTTCTTTGATAAAGATGGAGAGGTTAGAAGTGGATGGATTAGAAAACCTACTCAAGCTATTGGCGTTCTAAATGAGTATATCAATAATGCTTTAGGTAAAGCTGTTGGAGTATCTGATGATTTAATTAGACAGTTTAGAGAAGAAACTTTATTTTTAAAAGATATTAAAGAAGGTGATGAATTATGGGAAATAGCTGTAAGAAAGCGTGAATTAGGAATAATGAATGAAATTTGGTCTGATGCATCAACTCCTGAAATTGTAAGAGCATATTGGGCTAGTAGGTACAAAAATGCTTATAATGATGCTCTTAAAAAACATAATTGGGATAGGCTTAAAACAAGAGAATATGTTATAGAAGAGAATGGTGAGAAGGTAAAGAGAAGCTCGGAAGAGATAGTAGAAAGAATTAATTCTCAACTTACTGAAAGATTTGCCAAGATGCATGATTTTATAAAGGGAGATAAAGATGCTTTAGAGCCATTTAGAGAAGGATGGTATGACCCTAAAGGCGAGACTCAACCTATCATTAATACAGAAAAGTTTTTAAAGTATGCCGCTAACAAGTTTGCTAAAGGAGAAGATATCTCTTCAAAGTTTGGCATAGATGGATTAAGGCATATAGCACGCTCTATGATGATTGAGTTAGCTCCTAATGCTAAGGAAAAGAAAAGATTATTAGAATTTATCATAGAAGATACTGGAAAGCTTGATTATCAGCACTATTTTCCTCATATGCACTTTAGTAGAACAGAGGCAAATAACTCTTTAAAAGAGGCTATTAGAGCTATTAGAGAAACTCCTGATTCTATTATGGATGCTGAAACCAAAGATTCAGAAGTAGATAAAATCACCTTAAGACACAAATCATTAACTGGTGATTGGGACTTTTATGATATAAAAGATTGGGATAAGCATGATGCTGCTGTTATGAAAGCAAGCCTTGAAAGAATTGGTTCTAAAAGAGCTGAAAAAGGTGACCAACTTAAGTGGTATAATGCGAATCAGCGTTCTGGTAGTATGATGTCAAGGAACTCTCACGTTCCTGGATGGGCTGTAGGTCAAGAAGTGGTTGAATCCTACATGAGGAATTTGTCAAATACGTATTATAGGCAGTTATCACAAATAATGTCAAGACATGTTATAGAACAGTTTAAAGACCAAGGTAAAAAGCTTGGATGGGATAAGGTACATTATGGTAAATCCTCTGAGTTTTATCCAAAAGGTCGCTCCCTAATGGATAGATGGGTAGATTGGCTAAAGCTTTATGTGCAAGATTCTATAGGAAATCCATCTGTAATACCTGAAGAAATGTATAAAGACCCTGGAATGAAACTAAAGGGCAATGTATATGGCTGGTTTGCAGATAATCATGTTAGAGATGTGATAAACAAGGTGGGTGAGAACCTAATGCCAGCAGGTAAGAATTGGTCTAAAGATTTACCTCCAGAAATGAGAGGAATTGATTTGGCTACTATAAGAGATTGGTCTAATCTCGAAGCTAAATATCAGCTTATGACTTTATTGGCGCATCCTAAGTCTACTATTACAAATGTTTTTGGTGGCGCAATGCATACTATAGAGTCTGTAGGTGTTGGAACATTTAGAAAAGCTAGGGATTTAGAGTATTTAAGACAAATTAATCCTGAGTGGGACTCTATGGACAAGGTGAAAGATTTTGTTGTAAAACATGGAGTATTGCCTGAGTTTATCTTAAATGAAGCTGGATTAGATAGGTCCTTCAAGTCTGCTAATGCTAAAGCTTTCATAAAGGACGTTGTAGACAAGTATACCAATGAGAAATACTCTTTTGAGACTCTTCGTGGTTTAGCTAAAAAGCATGGTGTAAGTAATGCTATAATGAATAAAGCAGGTGCTTTTATGTCTAAGCCAGAACTTATGCTTAGAAGGGATGCTTTTATGGCTCATTATATTAGAGCTTATGAAAGTTTTGGTGGTGCTATTAAAGATATAAATCATCCCTTTTTAATACAAAAAGCTAAAGAAGGTGTAAAGGCAACTCAGTTTTTATACAACGCTCCTAATCGTCCTGCTTTTGCAAGGACTGCTCTCGGTAAAGTAATGACAAGATTCCAGCTATGGGCTTGGAACTCTGTTCGTTTCAGAAATGATGTATTGAGACAAGCTAAGATATACGGCTATAAAGAAGGTACTGAAGCTATGAAGAAGTTTGAACGTACTGCTCAAATAGATATGTTTGTCATAGCTTTGGCTAATGCTTATCAATTTTCTATATTTGAATTTGCCTTACCTGCTCCTTATAATTGGTTACAGGACACAGCTGATTGGGTGTTTGGCGACGAAAAGGAAAGAGACCGTGCATTTTATGGTGCATGGCCATCTACGGTAGCTCCGCTTCAGATAGTTACTCCGCCAATCGCTAGAGTTCCTTTAGGTTATTACAAGGGGTGGGTATCAGGTGATTATAGTCATATGACAGACTATATTCTACCTGTATCTTTTCCTTTTGGAAGAATGGCAAGAGATATTTATAATCCATGGAAACCAGAGGATGGTTTACTTATGAATCCTTTGAAAGCTGTAGATAAAATTACTGGATTTCCATTGCAATCTATCTCTTGGGATGTTTCTGATTATAAACGTAGACATGGTATAGGTAGAAAACCTAAGAAAGAGAAAGTTAAAGAGAAGAAAGGTACTGCTCTAGGGAGATATTATGAAAAGAAAAACAAATGATATATTAAAGGCAGCTATAGAAAAGTTTAATCAGCCTAAGGAAAGGCCAATTCACTCTATACAGGATATTGTATCTGCTAATCAAATGCAGTATGCTAAGGAAGGAAGACAGATTGGTGGACCTTGGGATGTTCGTAAGTTTATTACGCCTAGAATTAAGGACAATGAAGGTGATTTAGGGTTTAAAGACTTAGCGTCTCAATTACTATCTTAAATTTCTCCAATTCCCTTCCTGTCGTGCTTTTCTAGACACATAGAGACAAGTGCTGTACTAGAGCATTCTTTTAATGCTACTACACACTCATCCTCAAAGAAATTCCCATCTGCGTCTAAGAATCCTACTGATACTTTTATTAATGGCTTAGAAGAAGTCAATATTTCTCCTGTTAGCTCGCATAACTTCATGTTTCGTCTCGCTTTTAATTAACTAATTTAATCATTATCCTCCTCAAATCCTACTAATTTTGTGGCATTGCTCACAAAAGTGGTACCTATAACAGCTCTACAGGAACACCCTTGTCTATGCATAGTGCATTGAGAACACATTCCAGTATCAGTCATAGCCCAAAGTAGCATTAGATATACCATAGCATCTGTTATTCTCCCTGTGACATCTTCTCTTTGAGATTTATGTCCCTTTACATATGCTACAATTCCATCTATATGCTTTAATAAGTAGGTCATTAAGACTTCTTCTCTTGACTGGTCTAAAGCATCTGCTATTCTTTCAAAGTTGGCAAATACATTATCCTTGTCTTGTGCGTATTCTTTTTGTCCAGCGTCTCTATTCTTCGCTATCGCTGGTAGAATCACTTCCTTTATTAACTTCTTCATTGTTGAGTGCTTCATTTTCTAACTCCTTTATTCTTATATCCATATATTTATTAAACTCTTCTTCCTTCCCTAGGAATTTAATGAGCTCCATTACTACTCCCTCTGTGGATTTTAATTGATTTTCCAAGAACTGTATATGCATCTGTAATCCACCTATCATTTGCATTTGTTCTGCCTTAGTTGGTGCTTTCTTTTTCAAGTGCTTTCTCCTTTTTCTTTTTTCTCCAGAATTTATTACCAAATTCTTCTTTATAGGCACATTCTACACATACTTCTAGTTCATGGCCTGTTATCATACCTATCCATAAAAATCTCTCAGAAAGCGCCATTTTCTTACACATAGGGCAAGTATCGTGACGCTTTCCAAGATGTTTGTGAATGTGAGACACCTATTGAGATTTTCCTCGGTCTTCTGGCTCTGACCATTTACTCATAGCTTTGTCGGCTTCTTGTATATGGCGGCTAACAGACACTGTGGGACCACTCTTTTGTGTTGCATTCACTTTGCTTTCAACAGGAACTGATGTCTGGGATGGCTCTTCATCAAACAAGTCACCATTAAGACAAGTTCCTCTAAACTTAGACATATCTAAGTCATACTCTCCTGCAAAATATTCTGCAAGAGAGTTGGTTATAGGGCCAATCCATCTTGTATTAGATAGGATTCCCTTTATTATCTGTGCTATCGCGTTTAAATCCTTGTCGCTTATCATAGATTCTCCATTAGTTGTTTATTTGTCTTTTCATTCATTTCAAATCTATACTTGCACTCTTTCTTTGGGCCATGGTTTAGACCTAGTTGTATTAAGCCAAGTCCATGTATCATACACTGAGTGCATAATATCGCTTGGTTTGGCTTTCTTCATCTTATAATTAGGCTCTCTAATCCATTTACCCTTAGTGTATAAAGCATACATTTCTATCTCTTCTATATCAAATGTTTTTCTTATTAGTTCTGCGTACATGTTTAGCTGTATTTCATGAGTTTTATGTTCTTTGCCTGTTTTTAAGTCGATTACTGCTAGCTTTCCATTGATTTCACATATAATATCAGGCGTTCCTGCCCAATTTACATCTTCGTGCCATAGGAAGAGCTCTGTTTTTAATACTGTAAGATTGTTTTCTTTCCAGAATCGTTCAAAACTCATCATATGTTTAGCTAACTCATCATCTACTTCCTCTGTCTCATCGTCATAATTTGATACAACAACTTCTCCATTGAGAAATTTCTCTACCATGTTATGAACTTGTGTACCTCTCCAGGCAGCCTTATCTCTTTCTTGGCAGGCTATATTATAGCTAGGATGATTACCTAGCCATTTCTCAAAACCTATACCCTTAGTTATGGTTCCACCTATAATCGTAGTTACAGAAGGTTTCCATTGGTTACTCTTTTCAGGAGCATACCATCGAACTCCAGAGGTATGCCTTTTAATAGGTCTACCTTTGTATTCTTTTATGTGGTTATATAAGCCATTCTCCATCATCATTCTCCCGTTCTTGCCGCAGAAGTTTGTATATTCTCTGGTTTATATTCTTCATTTCCTTCAGTATCTCCTTCAGGACTTTCTGGGTTGTTGGTTTCCTCTTTGGTGGCATCTACATCCTCCTTAGTTTGAAAGGTTAATTTCCGCCAACGCTCAAGAGTATTAACATAGGCGACAACATCATTTACTATTCTAGTTACTTCTTTTATCTTCTCGTCTAAGTTATCTATCCTTTCTTCGGTTTTCATTACTCATACCTCCTTTTCTTCGTGCGTTCATATATTCTTCGCCTACAATAACATTCATAGGCCAAGTATACATATTTCTATACTTCTTAATTAAACTCCAAGTTATATTGCTCATTTTTATTTTACATGTCTATAGATAGTCCTTGTAGTTACATTATAATCTTTAGCAAGATTCTTTACTGATGCTCCGAATGTATACCTTATATTAATCATAACTTTATTCATTAAACTTAATTTTCTATTAGCCATGTATTCTCCATTTTATGACTATGGGACACGTAAGTGCGGATGTGACGATTGTCACGTGGATGGTTTGTAGGTGTCCCATAATCGATTGTAAGTTACCTTGCTAGTGTATATCTGGCAAAGGTTTTTCCATTTTCTGTTACATCATTAGTAACAATATCCATTCCATGGTTATGTCTTAGCTCCCATATGAGCCCACCTAACCTTGTGATATTGTACATTTCAATGGCCTTCATAGTATCTATAGACCATCCTCTTTCTAACCTTTTTCTTATTTTTTGCAAACCACTGTTAGGGTTTACTTGTCCTTTTTTTCTGCCACGTTTAGCCATTTAAGGCCTCCTTTTTTAGTTGCGGCCCATAACATCACTTGTCGCTAGTTTGCGAAGCACGTAATCTCTTGTATGGGCATCTTGTTTGTTTAAGAAATTGAGTATCTTTATATACTCAGTTCCAAGTAACGGTCCTTTCCTAGTATTACATCTCTTACATATCATCTGAAGGTTCTTAAGATTTGAACCACCACCCATACTAAGGGGGACAATATGGTCGCAGACAATGTTACTAACATCAAGATGTAGATTACAATATCTACAATGTCTGTTGTAACATTTAAGTAGTAATTCTCGGATTTCTGTGAGTGAGATGTCAAATTCGACTTCATACTCTCTGCTCCTTCTCTTTAAAGAGGAACGTAACGTTGAAGACTTCTTCATTAAGCGATGAAATGCATGTTTCCAAAGGTGCTTATGTTTTCTTTGTAGTTTTCGCTTAAATCTATCTTCCCACGTTTTCATTCTCTTATGCATTAGTTTATGTCTCTTTTTGCGTTTTTAAAGTCGTCTTCTAGCTCTTTTAAGTTTGTACTTTTCCAAGCGAATACTAGTTGACATTCCGTGTTCAATACTCCGAATATAATGGACAAGTAGGGGCCCATTTCTGAACCCCTCCAGTCCAAACCGAACTTAAATATTCGGAATAGAGTAAACCCGATTAATTTGTCAAATAGATGAACTTGGAGTATTAGTCCTTTATTCATATACTCTCCTTAATCTAAAGCTAGGTCTCCACTCTAATTTGGCATCAAATAACTCTCCATCTGTATTTTTAAACATTTGAAGTGATTTTGATGTCGAATCGGCCTGACCATTTAGACCGATTACTTTACGACTAGCATTCTCTATAGCACCAGAGCCTTTACCAGCATATAAGTCTAGTATTTCATTTCTGCTGTAATCTCTGCTAACTTGAGATACTTGAATAATAATCACATCCATATTAACCGCCATACTTGATAGTGCGTGTGATATGTATTTTACCTGTTCATACTCTCCTCGTATATGAGGTGGAGTCTCTACTAGGTCTATGTAATCGACTACAACTAAAGCTGGTTGCAATTCAATGATTTTATTCTGTATCTGGTCTATTGAAGGCGCTATTGTCTGTATCTGTAAATGGTCAACATCTTCTTTATGTTTCTCGAAGATTTCCTTGTAGTTTTGATTAACCATTTCTTTAGACATACCTGATACTATCTGCAGATTCCTTCTGTGCATATACCATGCTGAAAGCTCTAAAGATAAGTATAAGGTAGGTATTTGATACTCTGACTTTACACAATCATCTGCAAAGTCAACACCTAATGCTATACATTGTGCTAGTGTTGTTTTACTTGACCCAGTAGGACCAAATATCGTCACCAGTTCACCTGGATATATTGACGCATCTAATCCTTCCATACCTAACATTTTAGTCAAGTTGATACTTCTGCCGCTAAAGTCTGTAGTCATTCGTTCATCGAACTCAACTTGCAGTTCCTTAGCAGTCTTTACACCTATATGATAGTCTTTTCTTTTAAAGTATATACAGTTAGGTTTACAATGTTTATGCATAATAGTGTCATTACAGCCATAGCGATAATTTCTATTATATACATTTTCAACCTGTTCTATTACATCCTGTTCTTCCATACTTTTATTATTCCAATGAAGCATAGATACTTTAGCGTAATCACTAGGTATGCCGTGCCTCTTGAAATGACTGACTATTCTCATAGATGTGTTATGTCTACCACCTTCGACAGGACCTTGGTTAAGCATAGATTGAACGCAAGGAACTACTTTTGTAGGTTCAGACACAGAAGTCATAGCTCTTAGAGAGGGAGCTTGAGTTACTACATACTCCTCTAGCTCTCCCTCTGCTACTAACTCCGAATAGGGATATTCAACCCTATTAGATTTTGCCATTTCCATTATTTCTTCACATTTAAGTCCAAATACCTCTTTTCTTGTGAGGGGTATCTTGTACAGATTTGTCTTTTGATTAAGAGTATGCTGCACTCTATAGATACCTGTCCTCATATAGACCATAGGGTCAACCTCTGTAAATAGTTTCTTAATTGTGCTTTTTACTAGATATGGCAAATCTCTGTGCGGAGTGAAGTTAAAGAGCTGATTCGTAAGAACTAAGTGATAACCAGAACCAGAAAAATAAGATTGATAATTCTGCTCAGTTATACTTAGTTCTTGCAAATCATATAATATGCTTTGTAGCTTAGCCAAAGTGAACTCATTAGAGTTACTACCTTTATCTATATCTATCAAAACATTATCAATAGCTCTCTCACCGAAATAGCCTTTTAAAGAACCATGTTCTAACGCATGCTCTTTGGCATCCTCGTCATATAAATACATTGAACGATATAAAGGTTCTCCGTTAATAAACTTAACCAAGTCCTTCTTATCTATAACATATCCTCTATTACGTGGAGTGCCTTTTGCTATTTCGATGTAGTTCATAGAGCGCCTAATCCAGCACTATCTAGATTAACGTTACCACTCTTAGGAACACCATTGATATCAGCTTCAGTAGCTTCTTTAATGTAACCTTTTGATTTCATCCAATTGATATCATCTGCTAATTTAGCTTTATGTTCAGCTGTATTAGTATAGATTCTTGGATGAACCCTTGTATATACTTTGTCGCCCATTTTCTTTGGCTTCTCTTTATATACATAGGCAATAAAGTTATAATTAAGGTCTGCTCCAGGTATTTCATCTTGAGCGTATTGATTAAGATGTGTTCCTATATTTGCAATAGGTTCACCACCTTGAGTCTCAAACTCTCCTTTAATGTTAATACCTGCATCACAACCCATTTGCTCAAATGCATGATACATTCTTTTGATTACAGAACCTCCTGTTACGTCTCCATTAGGGTCTTTATCTAATGAACCAGCAATCTTCAGAGATTTAGTGTAATCACTTCCATTTTGCTTTATTTCTATTTCTATGAATATGTCAGCCCAATCATATGTGCCACCTTTGTCAGAGAAATCCAATAATGCGATTTCACATATTCCATAGAAGTTATTACTTTCTGCTGCTTTTGGTTTAAATAACGCCATGTTATTTGTCTCCTTTATCTTTGTATATGTTATTCCAGTTAAACTGGAGTTGTTTACCTTTAAGATGAGGACTTCTTGAACCAGCCTCTAATGCACCATTTGACTTAAATGATATCATTAACTCACTCGTTCCATCCTCTTCTTCTTCGCTTCTGTAGACATATCCTATAGCATCACAAGCAGACATTAGCATATTCTTTAGTTTACCAGTTATATCTAAACTCTCTGGTTCAACCATTGTTGCGCCTTCTAATATCGCTTTTGCTGTTTTTCTATGTCCAACTATTATTACTCTAGGGAAGATACTTTTAAGCGTATCAACAGTAGCGAGAACTTTCTCTCTTACCATACCGAAGCCTTTTCCAAAGGGTAAGTCTGCTATAGACCTTACACTTTCTTCA